GTCAGGTCGGGGTTTTCCACGACCGCGCCGGTCTCGTCAAGGATCTTCATTGTGTCACCTCCATGGGGGTCACATATTTGCCGATTCGCGAGTAAGATACTTTTCCGTCAGGACTTTCAGCCGACAGCATCCACTGTCCGCCGGTCTTTCCGGAGTCACGGCGGTCTACTTTTACGCACCCATTTTCGTCCAGCTGCATCGGGGGCACAAAGCTACCGTTGCTGCGCCGCAGGTGGAGTCTGATTTTGCAGGTTTTCCACTCTTCCGGGATGGCGAAATGCAGACTGGTCGGGTGACCCTCACTGCCAAACTGCAATGTTGCCACAGTGTCAAATGTCACAGGGATCATCGTTCAAAACCTCCTTTCGTTATGCGGTGCGCCGCCAGATGTAAACATAGTAGGCGGCAGGCTGCACGGTGTTGCTGCGGCCATAGATAAGGTTTGAGCTGGAAGCGTCAAATTCAATATTGTACGCCGAACCGTCCATGCCATTGTAACCACCCCAAGAAGTATTAACTTCTGTGAATTTTAAAGCTCCCGATTTCGACAAACTTGCTTTTGAACCACGGAACGGGGAGCCACCTACTTTTGCTTCTATTAAGCTACCCGTGATGTTCGGCAGTCCGGCATTCACAGTTGTGCCCGCTTTGTGGCTGCTGCTGGCACCCATCAGCACGCGCTCCGATGCGATCTGCTCCCATGTGCCGCCAAACAGGGCGGCAGGGCTGGTGGGGTTGGTGCTCTGGTAAATGCTGCCCACCGGATACGCAGCTAAAGCATCGGCGCTCAGCTTTCCGTCCGCAGTGACCTCCAGACCGCTGCCCACCTTCACGCCGCCCAGTGCGGTGGCGGTGGCCGGGCGAAGTGGCATATACTGTTCAAGCAGCTTCCTGATCTGGTCCTGCGTCAGGTAGTCTGACAGGTCCACCTCTTTGCGGGTATCGACCCACGCGCCGGTGTCACCGTCCCACGTCCAGATGGTGTCGGTCGTGCCGACCACTGCCCACCAGCCGTTTTCGCCCACCGGCACAGCAGTCTTGAGGGCTTCCGGCGTGGCGTACCAACCCTGTGCACCGATGGTGATAGTGCGCACCTGCTCAAAATACTTTTTGGTCCCTTGCAGGTTTTTGGCGGACTCCGTCTCGGACGCTTTCGCATTTTTTTCGCTCTTCGCCGCATTTGACGCACTCGTGACTGCTTTGTCAGAGTATTCTTTCAAATCAACCTTAACAGCGTTCGCAGCATTTACAGCCGCTTGTTCTGCTTTAGCCCTTTCGGATGCAGCAGCCTGCGCTGCTGAAACGGCTTCTTCTTTTGCGTTAATTGCTCCCGCAACGGTACTAAGCTCATTAAGAGTAGCCGCATTGATTGGCGTTCCTTTTTTTGTTGGCTCGTCATTTCGGATAAGAGTGACAATTTCGGATGTTCCATTCGACTTTACCATTGTCCATCGACCCGGATATTTTGCCACACGGTCTTCAAAAACCATATTGTCCATCTCCTGTCATGTATTCACCGGAAAACGTAACGTATGTTTTAGCAAGCGTTTCAATGTCGAACAAAATTTGCTCGATTTGATTCATCGTTGAAAAATCGAGTTTGTTCATGCTTTCTGGCGTATCTGCAATACCAGATGGGCCAGAGCATTTAGCGCGAATGGAGTTGATGTTAGAAAGCCAACGTGTTGTATCGGAGACTTTCATATATCCATCGACTGTCCAATCGGTCCGAACAGAAACAGATGCGCCAACAATGGAGCCAAGCTCCTGAATACCGGATTCGATACGGTTAAAATCTGTATAGCTTAAAGCGCCCTTCATTCCGGCAATCCATTCCGATTGTTCGGCTTTTGTCCACGTGCCTGTTCTCGCCTTTGCGGTAATTTCTTTCACACGGTCAACATCTGATTGCGTTCGGTCTGTAATCCAACGAGCCATAAATTATTCTTCCTCAACTCTGTTTTGATACCCAATAGGCAAATTGCTCGGAACGGTAAACATGTAATGATAACACTTATAGTTTGCGTCGCCAGAACCGATACAGTCATAAAAAAATAATTCTTCTTCGTCATTAGAATTACCAAGATGCGCTTTGTCCCAATACCTTGAAACAACAATAGAACGATAATAGATGTCCCCAACAGAAGGGCCCATACCAAAATATTCAAGATGGGTAACGGGAGTTCTTGTCCATTGCTGATACGGGCTGTAGCTGCTTCCGTCAGTAAAAAAAGGATTTCTCAAAAGTTCTTTTGCTGTAGGGAGCGGGCTTCCTTCTACATTACATCCATAACCCCAAATTTCGTTAATAGAACTGTCGTTATCAGGAAATCCGTAGTATATTTCTTTTGCGGAAGGTAAAAATATACTGCGAGATAGAGTAGACACAGCAGAAGGTACGTACTCGTTAGAATTATTTTTTTTGAACGCGGGAGTATAATAAAAAGTAGTTTTGCCGATTTTTTTCTGCATAAAATCAGAAAAAGAATTTTTTACGTTTCCGTTTAATAAGGCATCAATACTGCTGGTCGAATACTCTGCGGGAGTTGTCATTTTGCTATCCCACGCAATGTTTTCTGTTTTCGCGTCTTTAAGAGCAAGAAGCGTTCTCCCTTTACCATTTAATTCTGGTTCGTAATTATGTTTTGAGACAAGAAAAGCAGTATAAACGCCAGCGACGGAGATGTAAACGGTATCGCCTTCTTTGAGGTTGGAAATCTCGTCCGCAATCGTAGTAGCCTTGCAAGAAGCGAAAAGGCCTGCGACTGTAGCTGTAATCGTTGCATTTCCACTGTGTAAATACGTGACGTTGCAGACAGATACACCGCGTTCGTTCTTGATAACATTCAGCTCAACGATGCCAGCAGGAGATGCATTCCAAACAATAACAGGGGAATCGGCAGATGCAGGGGTAAGCGTTGCAGTGAGCGTAATCGTGTCGGAAGGATGCAAGTAAATTTCAGAAGCATCGATTTGTAACGAATCAACATCTTCAATCATATACCCGGTAACGGAGCCCTTGAAGCTACCATTAAAGGTATAAGAAACGTCCGTAATCAACAAGTTAGAAGAATATCCAAACTGATGATTGAGCTTGACAAAATCAAGAGCATCGTTGTGCGGGCTTGCACGATAAGACAGGGTAGCTTTTCGACGGTTGGAAAGCACTTTATAGCTTTCAGTTAGAACATTTTTTGGCTGGGAGATAATGGAAGAAGAGATAAGTGCATTGTTCACACTTTGCGTAACACCATCGCCAGTAGCACCATTCGGATACAATGACGAAGCTCCATTTAGAGAGTAAGAGATATTTTTTAACTTATTAGAAAAAGTGATTTCCGGATACTGATAATCATTGATTTCAGTGATTTCATAAATGTCGGACTTGTTTTCAGGAAGGTACGGAACCCGGTCAATCCGAATCTCACCGTTTCTTGTCTGATACAAAGCCATACCGGCTGCGTTAGCAGAAAGCTGTAGCACATCAGCGTTTTTATACGAAGAATTTTCGTTACTAAAATCAGTTGTATAATCCTTCAAAGATTCATTGATGTAATAGCTGATACCGGAAACATCAAGAAGTTCCAAAGCGTCATAACACATTTCGTATAAAGTTCCGCTTTTTCTTCCGGTGTATGGTGAATCGATTAAAAACGCCAAAGCATCTCGAGCTTCAAAGGAAGCGGTAATGCCATTAGAAGGAATGCTCCAACTAGAAAGGTAAAACTTACCTCCGTTAATCCATTCAGTCTGTCCGTCCAAGTCCATGCCATACTTTACAAAAACAGCTTGGCGTTCATACAAATACTTGTAGAGACCGTCTGGGTTGATAGGATTCCATTTTTGGTCACTGTTATCAACGGAAAAAGAAATTGAATCCTTGGAAAGCTGGCCGGAAATTGGGTCTCGCTTTGATTTATGGGAATACGACAGAAGATCTGTTTTGCTAAATTTCACACGCTGTCCAAATTCCACTTGCGAGATACGAGCTCTTCGGTTTGGAATGCACCATTCAAGAACCTCAATAATAACCGAATCATAATTGGAAATCTCAAATTCAATTGAAGTTTCGGCGGAATCGTTGTTGTCAATTTGCTTTTCCAAAAGAAGAGCGGTTCTTTTGTAAGCGGAAACTTTAAATGATTTTGCCCATTCATTTAAAGTTTCAGACCAAACGATTGTCAGGCCCGGTATTTTTTCTTCGTGGATTTTACTAAAAGAAAATGTGATGGTTGGATGATTGGAGCTTGATACGCATTCACCGCTTACATAGCCGCATTCTTGATACGGTTCAGAATTCGGGACGATACCAAGGCTTCCATCTAAAACCCAAAAATTAGTTTCAGCAGTCGCATAATTTTCTGGAGCGGAAATGTCCAAATCAGTAATGGATGCCACGTTGCTAAACACGGTTTGCGAACCTGAACTTGCAATAGCATCCGTTTGCGCCGCATCATCAGCTGCATGATAAGTAATCTGAATAAAAGTTTCGGGTACAAGCGTATTATTATATTGCGAAAGCCACTTATTGGACGGCTTTACAGACATATAAAATCACCACCTTTAGACCTCAACCAGGCTCAAAGAACAATCCGTCCAGCCCATCACATTTCCGGTGTTTGGACCCCTTCGCCACATTCCGGCTGTTCGGTCGGAAACATACATCTGACGTGTGGAATAAGAAGCTGTTGCTTGATTGTAAAATCGTACCGTGCAATAAAAGTTTGTAGTGAATGGGCCGATAACGGAAGCCCATTGTTTTGCGGTAAGGTATTTCCACTTAAGAGCCACTTTTGCAACATCGTGTCGAACCACAGAGCCAACAACCTTGCCTTGCACGTTGCGGCCAGAATCAACAATGGTTGAAGTTGTTGCGCTATAAGAAGAAGGTTCTGGCAAATCTACGCCGTTCACCGATACAAGAGCTTGCATAATTCACCGTCCCTTCCTTAATAGCTATACACTTCCGTGCCCATGATTTGCACGCCACGGTCGGCCTGCTGCTTTTCGACCGAAGCAGTAATCTGCTTTCCGTCAATAAACAGCCTGACTTCCTTACCGCCGGTAATTTCGTCACCATAGCGCTGGAAAATATCAAGAAACGCATTATAGCAGCCGTTGTAAACCGCGCCTTGCAGGTCGGAAGAACTTGTTGACCCGGATGATGTATTGCTGTAGTATCCATTTGCAGAAGTGGTGGAACCTGTAGAAGCATCGTATTCAGGGGTTCCGACGTAAGAAGAATTATCAGTTGAATATTTCCCGCCGAGATTGCTTACAATACCCGCAATCGCAGCGCCTAAGGCAATTGCGGCCGCACCGACAATAAGTGCTACAGGAATGCCGAAAACTGTAGACGAAAGCGCACCGGCAATAGAAGTAAGAAGGCCAACAAACGCAGAGCCGACACTTCCAATCAAGCCGCCCATTGCAGCAAAAATTTCAGGAAAAGAGCTTACAAGGCCACCGAAAAGGCCTTGACTGATTGCAGTGCCAGTAGTGGCTAAAGGCACCTTCAATGCGCTAATTGATGCAGAAATCGTAGTTCCAAGATTGGAAACGCTCTTTACGATATCTCCAAAATTTTTTGTGATGCCGCTCCAAATGACCTTGCCAACTTTTAACGCTTCGTTAAACAGGGTTTTAGATGCGTCCTTTAAAACGCCGGAAATATTGGAAATAAAGCTTTGTGCGTATGCTTTTACCTGATTTCGGTTCTCCTCTCCCATCGCCTGCCAGATAATAGCTGCTGTAGTTGTTCCGATTGTTTTCAAGTCTCCGTTCTGCACAGCATTCCAAAGATTTTGTACTGTGCCGAAGAAGTCATTCTGCAAACCGGAACCAAGTTCCTGCCACTTGCTGCTCAGACCGTTAAAGAAGCCATCAACGAAATTCGTTGCGGTGGTCGCTCCATAGTCAATCATCTCGTTGCCCTTCTGCTGAACAACGTTTGCCAGATTGGTCATAGCTTGTTCGACGTAAGGAAGTGCTGCAGTGATACCGTTTGCAAGACCTTGATTGATAAATTCACCAAAGCGTTCAAATAGAGCGGAGGGAGAGTGAATTTCAGTATCGGTCGTGAACTTGTCAATGATAGCTTTGGCAAGATTTGCCGCAGCGCCTTTTGCGGTTTCAATGCCGCTCTTGATACCATTTACCAGACCTTGCCAAATGTTTTTGCCCGCTTCAAACATTTTGGAAGGAAGAGAAGCAATAGCATTTGCAACGGCTGTTACCATATCGGAAGCAGCTTTTGCGGCTTCTTTTGCCCACGTTTTGATATCATCGATAAATCCACGAACAGCTCTCGCACCATTTTCGACGTGTTCATCGAGATGCACGAACCATGTAACAACATTTTTTACCCAATTGATAAGGTCGGCAAAACCAAGAACCGCCTTTTCGATGAAGTTACCGTTCATCTGAATATCAAGACGGTCGGTTTCACTTACTCCATTGGTAATCCATCCGACAAACACTCCGATATCGTGAATCAACTGAGCAATGCCCATGACGGCATTCTCGATAAAGTTACCGTTCATCTGTAAGTCAAGCCTGTCAGTTTCGGAAACACCGTTCTGAATCCATCCAATAAAAATTGCGAAATCATTGATAAGGTTTCCAATGGCTGTAATTGCGTCACCTACAAAATCAGCAACTTTTTCGCCCATAGACTTGAAAGCATTGAACCAGTCCGTTTCCATCTCAAAAGCTTCTTTTTGGCTTTCGCTACCAAGACCACGAACTGCAACAGTGATAGCTTCAAAACCAAGAACAGCAAGACCGGCTACAGGATGACCGCTAACAATAAGACCGATGCCCATAAGTGTTGTAATTAAATCACCAACATCAAGATCAAGGTCTTTTACAACGTCAGAGATTGTTTTGAACGCAGAAGAAATGCCCTCCTGCCAACTTTCTGGAATGAGATTCCAGATTACTTGCTTTAAGTTAGAAAAAGATTCTTTCAGGTATTTGATGGATTCTCCGAGTTTTCCATCTGTGAGTGATATATTCCAACCCTGCCTAAGCCCTTCCGCAGCAAGGTAAATCATAGCTCGAACACGTTCAAGGCCTTTTCGGAACGCCTCACTGTTTTGGTACAGGTCAACAAAACGAGCAACCATGATGCCAACAGCGACAGCAGCTCCCATAATGGGAGACTTCCAAAGCTTGAGAATTCCTTCAATTAAAGATCCATCGCCTTTGATTTTATTGAGAGCTTCAAGCAAAGCGTTGCCAATAGCCCACGTTGCAAATCCGGCAGAAATACCAGCAATCAATGGCGCAAGCTTTTCCAGCTTTGCCTTGATTTCGTCCACGGCGTTTCCAACATAGTTCTTGAACATATCGTAGCCGGACAGGTCTACATCGCCTAAGATGTTGCCAGCAGATGCGCCGCTGCCAGAGCCAGAGCTTCCCTGCGTTGGATCAATGATGTTGAGCTCATCAAAGCCCATCGTGTAGTCCTTGAGGGCTTTGGCGGCTTTCTTTGTCGAATCTGCCGTGTCATCCATTGCGTCACCGATACCGCCAACGCTGTCAGCGCTCTTAGTGAAATCAGTAAACACGACCTTTACACCCATCAGCTTTGCCACCCACTGGACAAATTCTCGAATAAGTTGGACAGCAGCAATCAGCGGAGGAAGAATGGATTTCATGGCAGGGTAGAGCAGAGAGCCAACAGACTTTGCCAGCATATCCAGCTGCGCTTTCAGAATTTTAATCTGATTCGCAGGACTCCGGATGGTCTGCGCAAGGTTGCCCTGCACGTTGGCCGTTTGCTTCATAATGGCAATGTAACGCAGAACTGCTTTATCTGCCTGAGACAGACTAGAAACCTGTTTGTTAAAGCCTAAAGCTAGAAGCTCTTGCTGTAACCGTGCCTGAGACAGGTCAACGCCCAAACGGCGAATAGGCTCAATCTCACCAGAGATTGCGGAGGACATTGCAGTAAAGGTCTCCGCAACGTTTTTGTTCCAATAGGAGCCTTCATCATAGGCAAGCTGAGTCAGGTTCTTAGACAGAATGTATGCTTTGTCGCTGGTCAGACCAAACGAAGTACCCAAGCTCTGGATGGTAGCCATGTAAGTCATCGCTTTGGTCGGGTCAACGCCAAGCAAGCCTTGCATCTTGCTAATGAGCGTATCGGCTTCACCGCTCAAATTGCCCATGGCATTATGAAACAGGTCTGTCGCTTCGTAAAAGTCATTGAACTTTGCAACAGCGTTGCCAAGATATTCAGCAATAGCTTTCAACGAAACCAGCTTTGCCATGTTCCGCATAAAGCCGTTCATCTGATTGGACAGACTGAGATAGCTCTTACGCTGCTTCTCGTTGGCTGCGGTCACGCGGTTTGCCTGTGTGACCACTTTGCTCAACTGCGGAGGGAGCTTTGCAAAAGCATTGCCCACCTTGTCGAGCTGAGATGCAAGGGGAGTAAGGGCGACGGAAATCTTCTGGCAAGAACTTGCAAAAGAATCGAGGTCGGTGGCTTTCAGCTTGTCGGTCAGGTCAGGAACCTTCCCGATCGCATTGAAAGCGCTGCCAAGAGCTTTAAGGTTCGATGCGTCCAGAATGGACAGAGGAGCCAAAGCATTAGTGAGCTGAGTGATGCTTCCAGACATGGAGTAGAAATCCACACCGTTCAAGCCGGAGACTGCCGAAGGAATCTTCTTGATTGCATTCACGACCGTGTTGATGCTCTTTGCGCTTGCGGTCGTGTTGACGTTGGAAAGTCCATTCAGAAAGCTGGTAATTTTGTCCAGCCCAGACATTCCGGCAGATGCCTGTTTCAGCGTTGCAATAGAACTAGCCAGCTTGTCAAGACTGTTTACAACCTTTGTAACGTTGCCCTTTGTCCGCAAATTAGAAATGGCGGTAGCGAGCTTGTCGATATTAAGCTCTGCGCCCTGCGATTCCGCAGAAATTTCTACGGATAAGCTTGTAATATCAACATCAGCCATCACTACCACCATCCTTTTCCATCATGGAGAACATCATGCGCTTAATGCGCTCCTGTGCTTCTGCAGCACGTTGGTATTCATACTCTTCCTTCTCCTTTTGAGTAAGGGAAATCGGTCTATCCATGTACTTGATGGGTTTAGACCCTTTCTTTCGGAACATATTGCCAACCGTAGAGGAAAGCGCAGATGCCATGTAAAAACCGTTTCTCCATGCTTCTGCATTGGCTCTGCGTTCTCGCAGCTCCTCTGCGTCACGGTATACCTTAGCCAGCCAGACATCGCCGTGCCAGAACTGTTCGTAGGTCATGCCGATGGAGATGTAATAGGCTTCTACATCGTGGAACAGCTTGGAGAAGGAGAATGGATCTCCCTCCTCGTCTGCTTCCTGAGATTGTGCAGTTACACAATCTCCCACGTTGCGTTTTTTGTGGTCTTGTCCTCAGTGTCAGTTGCCAGCAGAGACTTGGAAGCATCCATGAACATCTCAAGCAGAATGCCCATCAGGTCTTCTTTCTCTTCGATGTGCTGGAACATTTCGTCCACGACCTTGCGCTTGATGCCACGATTCCGGGCAATGAACGCACCGTAGAACAGAGCCTTGGAGTTTGTCAGCAGGTTCTTCATCTGGGTGTACTCACCAATCTGGAAGCCGTTGCGCTCCGTCATCTCCACACTGTCACGGGTGAAAGTCAGCTCGTAAGTGTTCTTGCCATCGGGAGAATGAAAGTTGATAACCTTAGCAGCCATAATAAATGCTCTCCTTTATAAATAAGGGCAGAACCAAATCCGTTGTTCAGTTCTGCCCGTTTTGATTGATTTGTTTTTTGCGGGTTAAATGCCAGTGAGGGTCAGCTTTTCGCTAAAACTCGGGGTGGAGTGGAAAATGCAATTAATGGTCATTTCCACAACCTCGTCCACGCCAAAGCCGGACAGACCAACCTGATGCATACCCTGCCAAGTGAAGCCGGAGCCGTCCTGCATCTTCAGAGCGTAGTACTTGTCTGTGTTGGATTCCGAAGTTTCATCGTAACCGGCATCTTTGACCTTCTTGTAGTCATCCTTGTTGTAGTTGGCGGTAAAGGCTTTGGTGTCAGCCTGAATGATGCCAAAAATCTGCTTCTGCATACCATCAGACAGGGTGGTTGCATCCAGAAGGTTCGGGTCGGAGATCAGGTCAGGCACATCCTTGATGTCGCACAGCTTCGTCAGAGCGGTTGCGCTGTCGCCACAATACAGGGTGGTATTCAGACCGGAGATAGCAGTACTCATAGAATGTTTACCTCCTTAGTTTCGGTAAATCATTCCGTCCTCTCCGATTGTTGCCCCATAGCTGCAATCAATCCGATAGACGGAATTGTTGTACAGCCCATTCAACGGGGCAAACGATTTTCGATAAAAATTGAGCGGTTCCAATACAGAATCCACGATGTCCACAATGGAGCGGGCTTCTGCAATGCGTCCGCTGGTTTTGTTGGAATAGACACGCACACGAAGGGAAACTGCGGCATACTTGCTGTGACTGGCAGAATCCCGATGGACCGGAAGATTACTGTTTTCCTCTATCTGCACGCACGGGAAATTCTTGACGTTGCTGTCGTTGATTTCGCCAGTGACAAAGATGCCAGGTACTTGCTTTCGCAGTTTTTTAGCAACAGCCGTGAAGATAGAGTTGAAATAATCAATCAACTATTCCAAACCTCCCTCCACGTTGCTTCGACTTGAGAAGCCATTTCCTCAACAGCTCCCCACATAGCCATAGCTGGTTCGTTACCATCGGTGTAATTCAACTGGCCTTTGCCATCCACCTGCTTAACAGGCGTTCCAGCGTTGCCAGATTCGCCGTAGTAGTACCAGCGGCGTTGTGCGCCGTGTCCTTTACCGTAAGAGCCATGCGCGCCGACACCGGGCGGAAGTTGCCCGCCATATCCGTTATGATGTGCGCCTGTACCGAACTCAATAAAAGCAACTGCTTTTCCTTCGGCAATGATGGTGCAGGTGTTTCCGTTTTGCTCAACACGACAAGAAACATCGTTGCTGCCAGCATATTCGGCATTAGCAAAACGAACTTTCGAAACATCAAGTCCCTTGTCAGCCAACGCCCTTGCAAGCTCCTGTGCTTTTTGATTCAGGGTGGTCTTGTACTCCTGTATCTGACGTTCCGCATCACGAAGTCCAGCATCGCTCAACCTCACTTTAATTTTCACTTGCAGCCACCTCCTTCAGCGCATACAATGTGTCCGTGATATGCTCTGCGACTTTGACCACAATGTAGTTGAAAGGCTTTGAAACGTCCGTCTGAAACCAAACGTGCGTACCTTCATAAAGAGGAGTGTTGTGTTTTTTGCTGGACGAACTGACAACATAGCTGTAATCCGTGAACGCCCCAAAAGGGCTTGCTTCCGCAGAACCAGTAGGCGGGCTGACGTTCAGAACCAGCTTTGCAGGGTCACTCCACGTCTGCGATGTCTCGCCAGTCTCGTTTCCCCACTCGTCCACAACAGGCGTTTTTTCGCCGACCGGGTTTGAATACCACAGCGGGCGTTTATCCAGTGGGCTTCCATTGAACATCAGCCGATAACACCTACTCTCGGAACCACTTCGTTTAGCAGAGACTGCGCCACATCGGAGCTTTCCCACACACGAGTGATGCCGTTGTTGGTATAGCTCGTTTGTCCGTTTGCGCCGATGTGGTTGTACAGTTCCGCTGCAATGCGTATCTGCAACGACTGATACTGCAAGGGCAGCTCGCCCGGTCTGTTGCCGAATGGGTAGCCCTGTGCAAATATCTTGTCCTTAGCGAAATCAAGCAGCAGGTCGAAGAGTGGGTAGTCCTCGTCCGTGATTTCACGGTCAAGTGCAGGAGCAATGTACTGCCCCAGCTTGACTGCCGCTTCAGAATACTGGTCTCCCATACTGCTTTCCTCCTTTCGCCTTAGTAAGCCTTGATGCAGTACACAGCGTCCATGCGCTCAAAGGACGGCAGGACGATTTCAGAAACGTAGATGTTGGTGTTGACAGGATGCACGGTCTGCTCGGTGGTAACAGCAACGCCAGTGTTCACAACGGAAACCTGTGCGTTGGAGATGCCAGCCATCAGGTCGGCTTCCTCAGGGGTGGCAACATAGTACATATTGCCCAGAGAGCCAGAAGGAGCCAGCACGACATAGCCATCGGGCAGATACTTCTCAGCAGCTGCGGTTTCCTCCGGCTTGTACATCTTGTCGTACAGATGAATGCGGATGCCAGATGCGCTTTCGACAACAGAACGTGCCTCGGAATCGACAAGAACGGCGGTGGCGGTTTTCATAACCGTAAGGAACCGGTTCTTGATTTCATCCGCAGCAATCATCTTGTGGAAAGTGTTGGTGTTCATGTAGGCATCGGTGATAATCTCACCAGTGTTTGCCAGCACGGTGTTTGCGGCAGTGGTCATCGTGGCGATGGGAGTTGCAGTAGTAGGAGCATCCCACTTCTCCTTGGTAGCCAGAGCCTTGTAATTGGACTGCTGCCAAGTGCCGTCAGGGTCGTAATCGTAGACGTAACTCACGCCGTTGGATTCGATAGAGATGCCGGGCTTGCCAGTCTTAGGAGCCAGAAGCTGCCACACCATTCGCTCAGGCACAATGCGAGCACCGGTAATAAGCTGTGCGGTATCATCGTAGACACGATTGATAACGTCTGCCGCAAACTCCTGATTAGTAGCCAGAACAGAGATAATCTTGCGGCGATCTTCCTCGTCAATGTGAGTGCCCTCACGGAAGAACGGCATACTGGTCTCGGTCATCTTGATGCCCTGACGAGTACGAAACGTAGCCTTAGTGTCGAACACGCTAGGCTTCAGCGAAACGCCAACGCCCTTGTGACCACGCAGCCACTTCAGTTCCATGCTGACTTTCTTCCGAGCAGGGAACAGGGCATCGGAAGCATAGGGCTGCGCATTGGTCGGGTCGTTCGTCCAGTAGGCGGCAATCGCAGCAGGGGAGAAGATTTCATTCAGATTCAGTGCCATAATTTAGTCCTCCTTACTCGCTCTTTGCGCCAACATCAGTACGGCAGAAAACGGCAGGAACAGCCTTTTTCAGAGCGGCAATATCGTTTGCAGAATAGGTAAAGCCAGACAGCTTTGCCTTATCCACATCAATAACGCCCTGAATAAGCAGTGCGCCATTGGGGTTGACGGCAGGGTCAACGGTGTGCAGCAGAATGCCAATGGCATCGGTAGCTGCGTCAGCAGCGCTAGTGCCAGTAGTGGCAGCAGCTTTCAGACCAGTTTTTGCCATGGGGTAACCAGCCGGAACGGCATTGGTTTCCTTGACGGTAAAAGGAATGGCAACGTAGGTATCAGCAGCCAGAATAGTGCTTTCAGGAGCCGATACCGGAGTATTGGTGTACTTCATGTTTTCCTCCTTAATGGAAAGCAGTCATTGCGTCACTCGATGCCTTGTTTGCGTCTGCACGCTCCTGTGCGAAGCGTTTAGCAAAGGCAACACCTGCGCTATCTGCGCTGTTACCATTGCCATCCGCACCCGGAGGTGTGGGCATATCCTTCAGCAGAGAAGCCTTGTATGCGGTGTCGTGAGCGGTCATAAACTCCGACTGGAACTTAAACACCTTGTCCATGTCGCCGTCAGCCAGTGCAGATGCAGCCTTGCCAGCCAGTTCAGCGTCATAACCCTGTGCAACAAACTTCTCACGGTAAGATGCAAGGGTCTTTTCCTTGACGAGGTTTTCCTTGTCGGCAGTCAGGGCTTCAATCTGCTTTTGCATCTCTGCCAGCTCGTCAGCCTGTTCCTGTGCGGCGTTCTCGTCATCGGTGCGCTTTGCCTTGAGCTGCTTCTTGTACTCGGCGGCTTCACCGTTGGCTTTCGTCACGGCGTTGCGCAGCTTCTCGACCTCTGCGTTAGGGTCTGCAACCTTTTCAAGCGCAGAAATGATTTCATCGGCGGTCATGCCCTCTTTGTAGGCATCACCAAGCAACACGTTGAGTTTCATATCGTTAATTTCCTCCTGCGTTTTTTTACCGTTGCTTCCCTGCAACGCTGCGAAATTTGTATCCCGGCTTCCCTGCCGGAATATGCAAAGGGCTATTCGCCCTCTGTTTCTTTATTGATGCTGTCAGACTGTCCGTCAGATGTTTTGTTGGCATCAACGACTTGTTCAGGCTGTTTCTCCTGCGGATTCGGAGCTTTTCCATCCTCGCCCAGCTTGCCAGCGGCAATCAGGAAGGGCTTGCTCATTTCATAAGCAGCCTGCGGGTCGGGGAACAGACCGGGCGTGGTGAACGCCAACTGCGGGTCAATGCTCTGACCAAGCATCTGTGCGAAAATCTGAACCTTGCTTTGCTGGTTATCGTACTGACGGCGGGGCAGCTTGATATTGATGTCGCTTGCCATCAACTTAGACCCAGCCGTGTCACGCAAAATTTTCAGCATCACAGACAGGCTTTGGCGTTCAGCGTACTTGAACATATTCTCGTACTGCTGTGCTCTTGCTTCGGTGTGATTCCAGCCATTGCGGACAATAACTGCGCCCACGTTGTCAGACGTTGCGTTCTCGCTGCCAGTGGCACTAGGCATGGCGGTCAGGCTGCGGTACACATTCAGCATAGAATCAAGCAAGGTCTGGCTCTGCTGCTGGTCAAGCTCATTCGCAATCTGCGATACAGAAGCAGGAAGACCAGAAGTGGATTTCAGACACATTGCGCCAAGTTCCTTCACTTGGTCAAGCGCATCCTTGTCCACAAGGCAATTGGTAAACACCATAATGGACTGGATGAACTGTGCCACACCGTCCAGACGGTTGCTTTCAAGGTCGTTGATGGCATCCAGCACAGGGATAGCAGGTTCAAACAGACCCATACGCTCCGGGTTCAGCTTGTATTCGACCATCGGTAGCATTCCAAGAGAATGATTCTCCGATTTTGTGACCTTGCCGTTGCCGATTTCAAAGTACTGGTTTGGCGTATACACGCAAATCAGGTCGTTCAAGTCGTTCTGATAATTGCGTGGGATGTGCAGCACGTTGGCGATAGGCTTATGCCCGATGCCGGAGTTGTAAATCACATACGCCATGTCTGGGTCTGGAACGTCCACCAGCAAGGGTGTTTCGTCCGGGTAGTTGCCGCCATACCCCTTGTCAGGAAGAACAATGCGGTATCCCTGTCCGCACTCCAACATCCACTGCCAGAGCCGCCGATCAAGCGAATCCTTGCCCTCATACTGCAAGGCGTTGGACAAGCGGGCGATTTCCTCACCGTCACCTGTTGCCGTTTCAGACCGCACATAAGAGCACGGCGTACCGCTCATATAGCCTGTGTAGAAGCCCACACACTCGTTGGCGTGGTTCTCTACAATGCGGTTTGTGATTTCAGCGTGGTATTCCTTCGTGCGGAGAAGAACAGGCTGACTGCCCAAGTAGTAGTTGTGCAAAAAGCGAATCTCGTTCTTGTTCAGCAGATGAATAGGCTCTGCCTTGCCCATGACCACTTTCAGCACGTTTGTCTGATTGATTTCCGTCTCCGGCGTTTCAATTGGTCTACGTCCAGTCAGCGGCTCATTCAAAAAGCCGTCAACAACAATCTGATACTCAGCCATGCGTTCCTCCTTTCTGGCAAAATAAAAAGCGCAGCAAGACAAACCTGTTAAGGTCTATCTCACTGCGCTTACAACTGCGCTTCAAAAGCTATTCAGTTCTTAAACTTCGGGACGGAGACCCATGTTTCTTTTGGAAGGCTGGAATCTCCGATTGTAATCCAATGGCAAAGGGGGCACAGAAGAGAGAACTTGCCTTCTACTTCGCCAAGATAACGTCCGCAATCACACGGATTGCCGTTTGCGTCTTTCCGAGGGCGCTTGCATCGTACTTTTGCTACCATCTGTGCTCCTTTCGTTGGATTTCTGGAAACAGGCTGTTGAGCACAGACCTGTCAGAAGCTACTGGGAAACTGTTCGCACTTCCAGCCGTGCTATTCTTCGCCCGAAGAAAACCATTGCAGCCTTTACATTCAGTTGTTGGACAGACGTAAACGGGTCAGCTGCAATTTTGGTGCTGCATAATGGATTTGAACCAATGTATGTCCGGTTATGAGCCGGATGCTCTAGCCATACTGAGCTAATGCAACATAGAAACCCGGCTTGATTGGTTAACCGCTGCTCTTTGCAATGTCATGCCTAAACATCACATTGAGAGCCGGGAATAGCGGTGGAGGTTTTGGAGAATAAGTCCATGCAAAGCTAGGTAGTTGGTTGTGCTGCGTAACGGAATCGAACCGTTGCTTGCCAGCCGTGGGGGAGACAGGCTGGCATTCCCCAAACAATTGGAAACGCAACATATAAAGTCCGGTGAAGGCGAAAGAGTGAGAAAACCTCCACCGGTGAAAGGAGGAATATGCTTTTTGACACGCACGCGAGTAAAATGACAAAACCCCGCGTGCAAGCTATTCCTTTAAGGGAAGTTGCAAAACTTCCTGCGTACATTATAAGCCTTGTCAAGTGGTGAAATCAAATAAATAGACCAAGCGAACACAATATATTGTGTTTTTAATCAAAAAGGCCTCTTGACAGGCTCAATTTTACTGATTCCGTTATACAATTCATCGGCAAGCTGTGCCAGACTATCCGGTGCATCATCGTGCGGAACTTTGCCAAGCTGCGTGAACATTGTCACTTGCTCCATGAACGCCTTGTACTCTTTCGACTGGTGCTTCTCGTCAAGGAAGTAAAACCGCTTGATATCCGGCGCATACTGGATGATTCTTGACAGCTTGCTTTGACCGCTTGGCGCACGCTGGCTACGGACTGAACAGTGATAGCCCTGCTGCCGGAGCTGGCTGTCTACCACATCGCAATATTCGTCACCGCCGTTGTTGGCTTCGCCACGCACCACGTTGATTTTATGCTGGATAATTTTTCCCACGACTTCTGGTCTGGTCACGGTCTTATCGCCATTATTAAACACAAGGTCAGGAATGAACACGGCATCACCATACACATAGGCGATAGGGCAAGCGGTAAAGTCCCCGCCACCCCATGCAATATCCATGACCATGAGCTTGCGATCAGGCTCTCCATCAGGCAGAACACCGTTAAAATATCGCAGCTCATCGGCAGGGAACAGCAGACCTTCACGTTCAACAGGCTGGTTCATGTACAGTGCTTTCCAGCTCATTTCATCCATGACTTCACGCTGCTTTCGGAGCGTTTCGGTGCTGTATCCAACGCCGTAGTCATAATCAAAGTTTGATTCATCCTTTTCGTTCATTGCTGGCATGACAATAAACCTGTTCCTGTCGGAATCGCCGTAGTTTTGCTCTAATCGTCCAATAACATCATGGACAGACCAGCGTGTAGCAATATGCAATTCCTTACACTTGTTGCCGATTTTACGCTGTCTAAGGTCGGTAGTGTACGTTTCCCACAGCTTGTCAAGGCGGGGTTTGGAAAGTGCAACCTCAATGCCAGACACAAGGTCATCACAGTAAAGAAGCGTAGATGCACGGTACAGACCAGCGTTGCCAGTTCCGATAGACGTAAATTCCAGAGTTTCAAAACGTTTTCTCTTGCCCAAGTCGATACGGCAGTCCTTCGCATTGGTGTTCGACACGGAAACGTCCGGGAAAACATCATTCCACAGGTATTCTCCGTCTTTGTCGAATATGCGCAAGCACTCGTCATAAACGCCACGCACAAAGCTGTTCGAGTGAGAGCCTGTGAGCATAGGTTCGTCTGGATTTCTTCCAGCAATCCATGTCAAATAGAAAATAGCTAGAGCCGTCTTACCACAGCCGGGGGGCATTGAGATTGCCAGCAAGTCCAGTCTGTCATCCGCAAGGTCTTGCAAAGCGTTCGCAACGGTTCTTAACACCTTTCTTCTCGGCTGATAGAACTTTTTCTCCGGCGCACGATTCCATTCAAGGTAGATGCAATAGCTGTCAAACACATCCTTTGCTTCAAACAGGTATGTCCGGCTGATAATATCATAGACCTTTGCCACGTCCTCGCCTGTTTTCATCTTGCCCATCATGGCTGCACAGACAGAGCGCAGTTCACCAGAGTATTTGTAGGCATCGAACCGCTTGTCTTGCGGCAGCGCGTCTCTCAGGTTCACGACCGCCTGAAACCAGTCCTCGTAGACCTGTGCTTCTGTCGGGTTCTGCTTTGCATACGCTTTGATGCTGTCGATGATGGCAATGCACTGTTTTGGCTGCATAAAAAAATAGGCACCCCCTACTTGAAAATGTAAAGAGTGCCTACAACTGCACAAAAATCAAATATTTGGTTTTATGATTTTATTTCAGAAAATTATTTGCTAAAATCCACCTTAATAAATGGGTCGCTCAGTTTATTTGACTTCTTCCGCAAGCTGATTTAGCCTGCGCTTCAATTCATCCGCGTCATAGTACAAGGCATCTGCGACAACGTTAAGAATATCGGGCTTATCGGTGTAATCGCACAACGTTTCAATGAGCTTCAAGCTCTGTTCTGACAATTTTACGGATTTCATGCTTTATTCCTTTCTCCGACTATGTAAAGTAGGTTTTGGTTGTTCGTCTCCTAGCATCAGCTTATAGCGGAGATACTTTTCGATAATACTGTGTCTTTCTGCCAATGTACCATAAATAAAGACGAGAGCATCTTTAGCAGCATCGTATTCATTCGGGAAAATGACAATTTCCTCGTTTGCAAAAGTCACGGTGCAGTTTTCCGAATGGCAAGCTTCCAAGAACCGCTTGATTTCGAGGAAACCACCAAAGTCAAGCATAGACCGTAGCGTGATGCTTCCGTTCTTAACAATCAGTTCTTCTCCCTGCATATTATCCAGCCTTTCTCTGTTCAGCAATCCGATACCATGTCTGGCGTGTCACGCCAAGCTGCTTGGCAGCGTCCGTAACCGTGAGAATGCGCTTCTCAACCTGTTCGTGAAGAACGTCAAAGAGGTTACGGTCATACTCGGTAGGCTTGCGGCCTTTATAAACGCCTTTCTGCTTTGCCACTTCGATGCCCTCTTGCTGGCGATCGAGCATATTCTGTCGTTCAAATTCGTTGATGGCTGCAATCATCGTCAGCATCAGTTTACCGGTGGGAGTGCCTGTATCTAGGTTTTCTTTATCACTTGCAAGGTGTACGCCGTTAGCTTGTAGTGTTTCGACCATTTCAAGCAAGTCCTTTGTGCTACGGGCAAGGCGGCTGAAATCGTGGATAAACACGGTATCGCCCGGCTGAACTGATTTAAGCATCTTCTGCAACTCCGGTCTATCCATATTCTTGCCAGAGACCTTCTCAATAAACCAGCGGTCAATATTATGCCGCTTCAACGCTTCCACCTGTCGTGCTTCATTCTGTTCAACAGTAGATACACGAACATACGCTACGTTCATTCAGAATCGCCGTCCTTTGCTCTTTTGGGGTATTCCAAACGGTAAAAATCTTCTTTGTCCTTTTTGATGGTTTTGGGACGAATGATAATTTCGTAGCCAAGTTCATCTGCAAATTGTGCAAATTTCTCTGCGCTCAGTTCTCCACGATTCAGCCTATCCGTGACGCTCGTTGCTGCTTTATAACCAAGTTTTTTTGCGAGAACCTTGTAAGTTATTTTTGGATGAGAATTTACAACCATGTCTTTAATAATTTCTGCGGCTCTCATTTTTTGCTCCCTCTTTCTTTTTGCTGGTTTCAGTATACCACAAACGTATTTATACGTCAAGCGTAAATTTACGTTCTATGTATATATAAATATACTATATTCTGTAAATACAGAATATAGTAGTATAAGAACGTTAATCATTTTACACGAAAACGTGTATACGCTTTATTTTTGAGCGATTCTGAATCTGTAAAGTATATTTTATTCAAATTTCCATATTGACAAGTATTCAATATCTGGTATATACTATCACCAGTAACAAAGCGAGGTGATGAAGTTGCAGAAAGTAGCAGAGCCATCTAAAAACGAACCTATGCGTATGGTTTCGTTCAGACTTAGCGAAGGGGATATCGAAAAAATCACATTTTGCGCTAACGCTCTGGATGGAACCAAGAGTGATGTTGTAAGAATGGGCATTGATTTAATCTTCAATGTTGCAGAACGCATAAAAAAAATAAGCTATCAGCACCCACCTACCAAAGTTTAGCTGATAGCTTATCCGTTACAAAAAGAAGGTACTGCAACCACCAAGGGGGCAGTCTCCCTTTTCGGAATCTATTATACCAAAAAGGGCTGCTCTCCGCAAGAGTTAGGAGCAAAAAACATGAACTTTCCCACGACAACCGAAGAATTTCTGAAAACCCTCGCACACGGCAAAGAGCCGACCAGCGAGGACAGGGAGTATGCAGAAGCACTTGGTAAGCTGCCCGAACTGAACTACCGGGCAGGGTACGAAGCGGGAGCAGCCAAAAATAAGGGCTGAGTTTTGTGCAAATCTACAAACTTTTAGATTTTGTACAGATACCAGTACTACATTAAGCGTTTGCGTAATTGACAAGCCACAACATATTGCGTATACTGGTTGCACCCACATGAAGGGAGGTGAGTTTATGTACAGTCCTTATCTCGAACGCCACAATCACACGTTCACTGTTGCGCTGACCGAACGGCAGTTCCAGTGGCTGAAAGCCTATTGCACCGAGCACAAGGTCGCACAGGCCGCAGCCATCCGTGACACGTTCTTTGAGGTGCATCCCATCCCGGAGACCGATGAAAAAGAATAAGACGCTCGCTAAAGTTTGGCGACCACAGCGAACGTCTTATGAAACACTCAGAGAGTATAGACCCTCTTTGGGTTATTATACCAGAGATGGCCTACTCTCGCAAGATAGAAAGGTCAAATTTCTATGAATAATAATCTCGAAACCATCCGAATCTTCTCCGAAGATGTTATCCCTGTGTACGACACCGACACTGGCGAAAAGGTTGTGCTGGGTCGAGAACTGCACGAAAAGCTCAAAATCAAGACCCCTTATCACATCTGGTTTCCCCGTATGGTGGAATACGGGTTTGTCGATGGCACGGACTATTTCACGGAGAACAAAAATGTTCACCGTGAAGATGGGCGTAAAATGCCACAGGTTCAAATCGACCACATCATCAAGCTGGACATGGCAAAGCACATTGCGATGATTCAGCGGACACCAGAGGGCATGGAGATTCGCCAGAAGCTGATTGATCTTGAGAAGAACGTGTCCGTCAACCAGTTCGCAGGGCTTTCTAAGGAACTGCAAGCAATCCTTGTGATTGACCAGCGCACCATGAAGCAGGAGCAGCGCATTTCCGCTCTTGAGAACACTATGACCATCGACTACAATCAGCAGCGCGTGTTGAAGCGTGTCGTGAACACAGTAGTTATCAACGCTCTTGGCGGCATGGACAGCCCGGCTTACAAAAGCCGTAGCGTCTCTCAGAAGCTGTTCATGGAATGCAACCGAGACATTCAGGACTGGTTCAACGTGAACAGTCGAAACAACGTGCCAAAGAAGCGGTTCGATGAAGCTGTCGAGTACATCAAGAAGTGGAGACCGTGCGCAAACTCCGTTATGTTGGTTCAGGTCACGAACGGCCAGACCCAGATGCCCATGTGAAAGGAGGACGAATATGATTAACGGCGATAAGTACGAAAGCCTTGACGAATACATCAGTGACACTCTGGAAAACATGGAGCGGCTTTGGAGAACGCCTGACGTTGGAGAAACCTACAACGGGCGAGTGATCGCTTGCAACGGCAAAGAGGTTGCGTGTGGCTATCTCTCCTACGAAGCAGACGAATACGGCGATTTGAGACCGTACCTGTGCGACAACGGCAAGATTGTCATGCGTGACGTTAAAAGTTGGATGCCGATGCCGAACGTGACCAGCGCATTGAAGAAGTAAATAGCCTATAAGAAAAGCCAGCGGTTAGAGAGAATCTAGCCGCTGGCTTTTTGTGTTACATTTGAATTGCTACGATTTCCCACGAAGAATAATTGGAAAGCCCAGAATAGGGGTGGATTTCAAAGTTCTTCGTCTCTCCCGGTTGGATATCCAAGACATAATCAATATCTCCGCACACGGGAACTTCTTCTCCGCTCTCATCTTTCATCTTATACAGAACGATGACCTTTGCATTTGTCTTGTATGCGCTGTTGTTAGTCACTTTTCCGGTGAATCTTGTCTCATAGCCACTACCACGCTTTGAAGTATTGGTAACAGCCAATTCACCTGCTCTTAAAACTTCTTTTCCTGCACTCGGCTGATAGTTATAGTCCTGAGCCGAAACAGCCATTTCGATACCGGCAGGGATAGTACCGTCATACTCGTATGTGAAGTATCCGGCATACCAGTAGGAATCATCTTCCGCAACCCAGTCCAGATATTCATCGTCTGTTTTAATCACAGAGCCATCCTCTGCAACAACTGCGATTTCAATATGGGGAAACCAAACCGCAAGATTTTTGTTCGTATTCTCGATTTCAAGCGCATAAGAAATATAAATCGTGCTACCGTCACGCCACGCATAAGACCCATGATTCTTAATGCCTAACGGTTCATACTGTGTTGCATTAGTCTGCTCAAGTTCAATAAGGCCAGACCATTCATCAGGCTTTTTTGCAGCAATTGCACTGATAGGCATGGTAAAAATCAAAGCGGCAACAAGAATTGCTGAAGCAAACTTTTTCATCTTTACGTCCACTCCTTATTCGTCCACAAGATCTGCGTACTTGACTTCGATGCGGGGCAGTTCATCAGTAGTGCTAGTCAATGCTCTGGTGATTTTTTCAAGCCCGGTGAACTCACCATAGACGGTAATAATATCATCGTCCAGAATCTTCACAGCATCGCCGCCGCGCTTATCCAGCATATAATACTCGTCATCAGCATAGAAGCCATATCCGCTGTTGTCCGTGTAAGTTCTCCATGCTTTCTCGCTACCGGAAAAGTTTGCGTCAATAATCTGCGAGACTTTTACCTTGACTACAATCTTAGTTCCTTCATACTTTTCAGGATAGCGGCACAGTTCCTTATAGTCCACAGTCTGGCACTCTGCCTTGTAATCGTCCTCGCTGATTTCAGGCGCAACGGATGCAACGGAAGAAGTAATAGATGCACTTGCCTTAGATGTTGCTTTGCTGCTACTTGCAGAGCTGTCAGAGCTACTGCCAGAGCCGCCAATGGCAGACAGGACAATCAGAACAATGATTGCGATGAACCACCAGCGCTTGTAGATGGGTGGCTTGTTCTTGCCGCCGCATTGAGGACAGACCTTTGCACTTGCGGCAATCTCTGCTCCACAGTGCTTGCACGTTGTCATTTTACTTTTAGCCATTGTAGATTCCTCCATTGTCTATTTATATGGCACTTGCAATGCCATACATCATAAGATATGCGCCACAAGCCATGACAGCCACCGCAATGATTATGCCCCATATTGAAGCGGCAATCTTTTCGTTCTTTTCTCTCTTTTCTTTGTTCTTGTCATTCTTTTGGTTCATTACAGATTCCTCCCTTTCAAGGCTTGTAAGGCAAGTATAGCACAGAACACAGACCCTTTGTAGGGGTCTTTTTGTTTTTGCGGGAAATTTTTGGTGGCACAAAATTGAGCCGCCAATTTTTGAGCCTTTTTTATTTTTTCGGTGGTTGAAAGGCTGACCGGGCGGGGCTGGGCGGCGGCTGTATACCCCGCCGGTGGAGACCCCAGCCCCAGCGCACCCGGACGGACTGCACACGACAGGCAACAGCGCAGGCCGTGCCAGATGCAAGGCAGGCCACGCCACGCACCGACACACACGCCCGGATGCTGGACACGCTGCACCGGTCTGCACTCGATACCAGACAGGCCGCGCCGGGACGATCGGACAGGGTGCGGGGCGCTGGACTGCCTGCGCAACGTGTCCGATAGAGCACGCCCAAACGGACAAAAAAATAAAACGTACAAATACGTTATTATGTTGCGTGCGCAACTTGACAAAAACGTAAATATACGTTACAATATAGGCACAACGTAGATATACGTTATACCTACCAAATACCGTTACAAAACAGGAGGACAAACCCATGAAACTAGAATTCAGAACCAAGAACACCTATTACGGAAACGCACACTATCTGTGCATCGACACTAACGCAAAGACCTTTTCCCGCGTCCCTGACGGTTGGGTATCTAAGGACGTCCCCACCGTCTCCAAGCGGGATATGGACACACTCAAGGCGCAGGCAATTGCAGACGGGTACAAGGAGGTTTGAGCCATGACCAGAACAGATGAAATCAACGCCGAAATCCGCAATCAGGCCGTGCGCCTGTATCCCAAGTGTGCCGGGCTGTTTGAGCTGCCGTTGATGGTATACACTCAGATTGTAGCGGACAACCTGACCCGCTCCAAGCCGTACCGCTTGAGCGTTGAGCGGTGCAAAAAAATCATTCTGTCAATGCCGGAATTTGACTAATTGGAGGGTGTAAACAATGATTACTCTTGACTTTTCCCAGTGGGCCGCCATCTGGTATGTTGGCGGCATGGTCAGCGGTGCGCTGGTTATGCTGGCATTCCTTAATAGCTAAGGGGGGGTGGGCAAATAATGACAATCGATATTTACAAGCCGGAGCTTGCGGCAGAGTATCGCGGCAGCGTAAAAGCCGCTATTAACGCCGGTGCTTATAGTATATGGGACGAAGAACGCATTACAGGCGCTTTTAACTTTGGACGCGGAACGCAAGCCGATTTTGAGCGATACAAAAAGTTAACTTCCGCGCTGCATCTTTATATGGAGGGCTAAAAAATGACGTTATTCGAGGAAAAAGTGAACGAGTACCGCGAAAACAAGCGGCTAATTGAAGAGCTTGAAGCAATGAACGACGCTGTAAAGGCTGAAATTATCGACATGATGCACGGCGCGCCCGAAATGGTGCAGGGCACTGCAAAGGCCATTTACAAGGACGTTTCTTCCGTCCGGTTAGATAGCAAGCTACTCAAGACGCTGCACCCGGATATATACGCGGAGTGCAGCAGCAAAACCAGTTACAAGCGTTTTAGCGTGGTTTGATGGAGGTTTTAACAATGATTTATCCCGATAAAGTATATATCCCTGTTGTGCGTGGGTGTAGCGTGTGGAGCGTCTCAGAGATCGACACAGCAAAAGCCAAAAAGACACCCGGCTATATCGTGCCCGGCTATATCCAATATAACGGCGGTTTATACAGCGCTGGCAACGTCTTTTTGTCCACTGCTGACGCGTGGGACTGGATCCACCTTTTCCGCAGCTATCACGGCAAAGTGTACACCGCCGCCGAAATTGGTAGTATCCGGGAGGTGAACACAAAATGATGTTATCTTGCATCCTGTTTTTCTTTTGGTTTTTCTCTGCGCTCTTCAAGGCCAGCAAATAAGAAGCATTTTACCCGGTCAAAAATGGCCGGGCTTTTCTTTTGCCTTGCATCTGCTGGAGGGTACAGGGCTTTTATTTTGACCTGCTACAATACACCAAAATACAAGCGTTTGCAGTGGCTTTTATATCGTCCATGCAGTTTATACCGCAAACGCCACAAAACAGCTTTACAGGTGCTTTTCCAGCGATTTGCCCCGTTCTGCTGCCGTATATATCAGACCGACACAAGCGGCCATAATACCCACCTGCGCCACGTTGGAGCACATCACAACGCCGCATCATCTCCATCACATACCAGATACCAGCACCACACCGGACGTTGTACAGGCCAGCACAGCCGCCCTATTATAATAAGGTATATAAGGGCGCAGGGGTGAGCCCCTGTTATGGATCCATGCCAGACGGTGCAGCATAGCGCAGACCATGCCAGCCCGGCGGGGTCAGCTCCTCCGCCTGTACAGGGTCAGCCCGGCGGCTTGCAATCTGGAACCGGTCAGCAGTTAGGGCGCACCGGGTCAGCCCGGCACCCTCCACCAGGCGGGGCAAACCAGCAGCCAGGGCGCGGCGGGCGGCGCGGAACCACTGGCGGCTACCGCCGCATCTCTTTTCGGGCTGTCGCCCGATAGCCAATAGTGGTCAGCAATAGTCGCAGCGTTCCGGCTGGAATAGTCGCAGTTTATCCCGGCGGATAGTCGTGGAATAGTCGTAAAGTCGTCAGACGACCACCGTTTGAAAGTCCTATATATAGTATAGTAACGAGCTGTCCGCTGATAGTCGCAGAGCAATAGTCGCAGCGTTTTCTTGCGAACCTTCGTCAAATAGTCGCGTATTTTTTGTGTGAAATAGTCGTTCGTTTTTTAGAGAAAGAGAGGTGCGATAGTCGCTAAGTCATCCGACGTCTCCCAAAATCAAGACGTGTCAAGACACCCGTCAATTTTATTCTAACCTAGCCATACCAAATTCGTATACCAACCGTACTTATTATAATATACGCTTATATATCCTAGTAATTATCTAGGGATTATTCTGCTAAAATAGTCGCATCATCCGATTCGGTCTGTTTCAGCTCAATTTAATTCCCAGCAACGTACTATGGTATCTTAATCAATCCATAGCATTCTACTGGGAATAGTAAATGCAACATTTATACATATTGAACCGACTACAAAATGAAGTCGATTCTCCATGTGAAATAGTCCTAGACCATCCACCAATCCGAATCTCACGTCAGTTCTCGCCTACGGTCTGCTCTGCTGGCTAACGGTCTGGCTTTTGGAGATAGAGGGTTGTAGGGGGAAAGGACCTTTGCAAAGCATCCGGTTGTCGTTTCCGGTTGTCGCGCCATTTTGGCGTGGGGGCCTCAAACAATTTATTTGTTTGAGGGGGGAGTTAGGGGGATTATAGGGGGTAATAGGGGTTGTAGGGGAAAGAGGGGGAAGAAAGGGGGGAAGATTGGCTGTTTTTGCCCTGCACCACCACTTGACGCTGATAGTCGCAACCGTTTCGTCTTATGTGATTCGCTTTCGTCTCAATTCACCATGCGATTAGATGATTCTTTCTCAAATCCAGACCTTGCCGTTTTCCCTTGATAAATAACAAGAGAAAAAAGCACGGAATAGTCTCAGAGGGTAGTTTTACCACCTGACACCATTCCATGCTTTCTGATACAGTAGTTTTGTAGCCGCACGAGCTGAGATTAGATATTCTTGCTCTCTCGTGCCTTACGCAGACGTTCTGCCAGAGCTGTACGCTGTTCTTCGCTGATTTTACGGGTGATGGGCGAGCGGAACTTCACAAGACGTTTCGGCATCGAATAGGTCTTGGATTCCTTGCACCGTTTGGCAGACAGCTCCTCCATGAACTTGTACGTGTCGGGGAACTGCTCACAGAGCTTGTCCAGCTTGCGGATACAAACCGGGTCTGCTGTGTAGACTTCTGCGGTATCCTCTGCTGCGTTGAAGGTGATGATGGTTTCACGTTCGATGTTGGTAAGTGCCATAGTTGTTTTCTCCTTTGCGTTATTTTTGGTTGATTTTCTTTTTTGGGCAAGTTTCCGGCAAATAGTCCATGCAAGCTCGGCATGAAATGGTCTTTCGACAGATCATTCGTTCTGCTTGTTCTTTCTTTTCTTGTTCGAGTCTTTGACACTCTCGCTTGTACTCTTCTTCGTGCCGTCTGTGCGCATTGGCAATGATGATAGCATGGGCAGCGGCCATGTTTGGAACCATAGTCTTTTCCTCCTGTATTTTATGTAGCGAAAAATATTTATGGGGTTTAGACGATAACTTTACCGCCCAAACCCTGTTATCTGTTTTTCTTGCCTATTTTACTGTGACGATACGAGCACAGAAGCGATGTTACATCCACACGCATTCTTTGAACTGCTGAGTCTCCATCTGGAACGTGATGTCCAGTGACCCTACGTTGCCCTCTTTGTTCTTCTCAAGCGCAAAGTGATAATGCTGCTCCGGTCGCTTTTTTGTGGTCACGTTCTGTGCCAGCAGAATGATTGCATCTGCGTCCTGTTCAATCTGTCCGCTCTCTCGCAGGTCTGCGGCAGTCGGCGGAATGCCTGTTCTTGCTGTCTCTCGATTGAGCTGCGCAAGAGCCACTACCAGCGTTCCTGTGGACTGTGCGAACTCATGCAGTGCCATGCTGATCTCCGTGACGGCACTGTATCGGTCTTTTGCTCCGGCTTGATGGATAAGCTGCAAATAGTCGATGAACACTACTTTTGCCTGCATCCTGATGGACTGCGTTCTAATCCATCCAACGCCTTTACCGGCGGCAGAGCGGACGTACAGTGGATATTTCTTGATTGCTGCCAGTCGGTCAAGCTCGTCAATGCTGACGGTCTTGTTTTTGACCGTGTGCAGCGGTACGCCTAGCTGGTTTGCGATAATACGAGCATAGAGGGTATCTGGATCTGTCTCTAGGCTGAAATACGCCACCTTGCGTCCGTTTTTGGCTATTTCACAGGCAAGTTGCAGGGACAGAGCGGTCTTGCCAGCAGACGGTCTGCCGCCAATCACAACGAAGTTGCCCGGCACAAGATGCAAGTTATTGTCCAGCACTTTAAGCCCTGTGCTGATATACTCCGGCTTATCATCCAGCTTGCGGATGTAGTTGTCTATGCCATCGCACATGGGGATGAAATCACTTTTCTCGCTGTGCAGATTGATTGCTTCGCCCAACTGCTCATAGATGCCTATCAGGTCTGCGTATCTGGTCGAGCCATCAACGATTTTGAACGCAAGCTCTCTGGCTCTGGTCAATGCAGCCTGTTCTTTGACGATTCCAGCCCATCCCAGCATCATGTTATGGGTGACGTTGCGGATGAACTCTGCACCGAAGGCATCTAGGCATTCACCCATTGCCTTCTTACAGTTATCGTACCGTCCCATGACTTCTACTGGGTTCCACTTGTCGTTGTGTTCCCAATAGCCACGAATGGCAGCGAATGTATCACGCAGCTCAGGGCAGAAATCGTCGATTTTAAGATCTTGCAGCACATCGGCGTATTCCGAGAACGTGAGGACTGCTCCCAGCAGGATGTATTGGGTCTGATTTTCAATATTCACCGCAGAAAGTCTCCCTCGTCAGGCAATTCAGCCATCGTCTGCTGGTAGCCACCGTTCCAGTCCTTCACGTTACGCATCCAGTTCCGTGCAGCAGCTTTCCAGTCTTTCATAGGCGACTTGCCGACCTTCCAGCCGTTTGCCGTGAAGTGGTCTACAAACCGCTCTGCTTCCAGCTCCATGTAACCCTTTTCGGCAAAGTATTCTTTGGCTTGCTCGATAGTCGGTGCCTTGAAGCGTTTGACTTCGTTGGTATTTTTCTTTTCACATTTTTCTTTTTTATCAGATTCAGATACAGAATCAGATACAGATAAGCTACCATTCGTACCAGTTGGTATGTTTGGTATGCCATTTATACCATTCGTATCTTGTGATACCATTGGTATGCTTTCGTATTTTTTATTGTTCCAACGCTTGTTTATATTTTTCCTGTTTGCTTCTCGTCTACGCTTATCGCGTTCTTCCATCTTCTGCACGTTCATATCATCGAACGCTTTTACGACTTTCCAGAGCATCCGCATAGCACGGTCGTTGTCGTATGCTGGCTCAAGTCTGGTCTCAACGTATTGTACATAGTTGCGGACGAACGCTCCAAATTCCTCGTCCGTCAATTCGTCCATCGCATGAACGTGTTCCAATAAAAGAATCATTGATGTTCTAGGCTTGTGTTCCTGCTCCATATTCAATCTTCTTTGTAGCGTTTGTTCCACGCTTCGATAGCGTCCTCTGCTGTGTCAAACAGTACACCGCCCATGCTTTGGTTGTCATCATCCGTGCAAAGGATACATTTGTCCCATCCTTCGTGATGCAAGTCATAAGAAAGCCCGCTCCACGGGTCTTGTTCGTACTCGCATCCCAAACGACCATGAAAGTTGCCTTCATCATCGCACACGCCAATGTAAACTGCGTTCTTGCCGCAGAACGGACATTTCTTGAGTTCTGTCATTTTCTAAATCCCTCTCTCGTTCTCATAATTCGTTTGAAAACTTCATGTAGCTTTGCGCCTTTACGGTATACAGGTCGATTGCGCTTCTGCCTGATGCAACCGCACTGCATTTCGGACTGTCTGACAGCATTTGCAAAATGTTCAGCTGATGCAGCACATCGGTTCATTGCTTCTGTTAATGCTTCAAATCCATCCATATTTAGTCCTCCTTACGCATACCATTTCGGTGCTTCATCAAAGATTTCCACGCCTTTCGCAAAGCCCAGCTTTTCTAAGGTTTCACACATGATTCCGTCCATCACGCTGTGAACGATTTCTTCATCATCGCCGTACTTTTGGTATGCTTCTTGCATTTCTGTCGTGAATGCGTCAATCATATCTTGCGTAACAACAATATTGTTTTCCATAAGCCCTCCTATACCATCGGAAACGTCATTCAATGCGTCACAGGACGCTGAATGTTCGGGTCAATAGTCGGTGTTGCATCAATAGCATCCAGCACCTCATCGTAGAAAGCTCCTCAATCGGGATTTGAAAACGAACTAGCTCTGTCTGCGTCCAAAGCGCATTTTTCAATCTTCTGGCACAGCGCATCTGCATCAATCAGCCTCATATCTGTCAACCCTCCGGCGCATAAATGCGCATCCAATGTGTGACCGTCACGTTATCCGGCAGTCTCTCGCCTATCTCATCCCAGAACTGACCGTCTGCGTAGCAGCCAAGAAAGTACGCTGTTGGCGAGGTTCCTTGCAACATTTTTCCATCTTTATCACGCCACGTTGTCTTAGTCGCAAGCAACAAAGGCTGCGTCCGTTCTCGTGGCTGTTCGCTTGCTGGATGCCAGAGTGTGTTAGCCATCGTCCTTTACCTCGATAGTCGGCGCGGTGTCGATGTAGTCAAGCACATCGTCTAACGACAGGCCACCTATTGTTCCATCGTTATACTCCTGAATTTACGTCTCGATGTTTTGACGTAGTTCATTAGCATCAATCGGTCTGACTTTCATCGTACTTTCTCCCTTCAATCTCCGTCCCATACACCGTCAGGCCGCATCTTTGCAAACGCCAGCAAACCATACAAAGCGCGTTTGGCGTTGCCCTCTGTGGCGTGCCAGTAGTCGCTATCATCTACATCGTCACCTAGTGCGGAGATGGCCTTTTCAAGCATCGGGATGCTCTCTGCGCCTGTTTTGCCGTAAATGGAACGGATGCCGTTTTTTCCAAACACATCTTTACGGTAGTAAAAGCCCGCATAGTTCCATGTGACATTGAGCCACAGTTCTTTCGTTCCGCCCATAGCGCGCATACCACCAGCGATAAAATGCGTACTATCTGCTTTGAGCGGTTTGTGCGTTACTGGGTCGCACAGTGAAATATCATAGCTCATCCTTCTTCTCCCATTCCTTGCATCCACGTTCATCCCACACGAAGTCTGCAACGTGTTCCGACTGGTCGTTCACACACACGCCCTCCGGCTCTGCGTACCATTTGCAAGAGCCACAGGACGGCTCAGATTTGTTCTCACAGGATTCTGCTGTGCATCGGATAGCCTTGCCAGCAGAGAATTGCTTGATGCCCATGCAAGAGCAATGTTCGGTGGTGCAGTAAACGTCCATTATCTCTCCCCTCTCTTTCTCCTTCTGTTGGCATTGAACCGCCCGATCGCTCGCTTGTACTCCTCGCAGCACTCCGGACACAGGTCGCCTGTGTCCCTGCGCCATCCCCAGTCTTTGAAATATTCGTCAGGGTTCATCATCCTGCCGCTAAGAACCGCTCCGCAGCGGTCACACACTCGCTTGTGGTAGATTCCTCTGTCAGTCTGCATTATTCATCCTCCCCTACGTCCTTAAACAGGACTTCTTTGTCTGCTTTCCAGTCTTTGATTTTGCACGGAATGTCCGTGCCGGGTACGGTCTTTTTCAGCCCATCCATCTGCCAAACATTCCATGAGATGATGTCTGCGATGCAATCAAGAAACATAGGCATACAGCCGATTTCAAGCCGTTTTGCATCAAACCGATACCTAAAATTTTCTACCAGTGTTAAGAACAGGTTGCACCTTGCCAGCAAGAGATTGTCTCCTTGCCACTCATATCCGTATGTCGATGCGTAAGCGCTAATTGCCCAGCGCATCCACATATCGTAGTCATGGAACTGCTTTGCCAGAACATTTAGCTTCCTATCCAGCAGACCGATTCTGTCCGGCACGGCAATCATCTGCCCTGTTGTGGTATCATATCGGCTTGTCAGGAACGGTGCTTCGCCACAGGTTACTTCAAGACAGGTCTTATTTATGTATTCCTTCCAATCCTCGCCCTTCAGGTCGTTTTCCGCAATGTCTGCCATTTTCTCGCAGACCCAAGTCGGCGTAAACACCTCTGCTTTCTTGCTGGTGCGCTTCTTTTGGTCTGCAAGCCGTTTCTGCACACGAGGAACAAGCTGAACTCTGTCCAGTTGTTCCAACGTGATTTCATCTGCAAATCCCACGCCAAGTTCAGGCGGCGGGTCTGTCGCCCAGATGATGTTCTTACCTGTCGTGTGGTCTCGCAAGAGGACAGGCAGAAACGTGCGTAAGCAAGGGTCGGGAAAGTCAATCAGTTTTCCCATTGGTCAGCCCTCACCATGATTTTGTTTTCCTCTTTCAGCCAGTCCTTGACGCAATGAAAGCAATGCTCACGGCTCTGGCAACGCTCTGGGTCACGATGCTTGATAAGCTCGCAGATGCCCCGCGTAAAGTTTTCTGTAATATCCTCGTCCGTCATGGAACGGATAAAATCGCCGTTAGTCATCCTCGACCACCTCTTCTGCTACCTCTCTGTACTCTACATCAATCCCCTTCGGTAAAGCCGTCTGATACTTCTGGGCGAGCTGTTCTGCGCTCTGGGCATCGCCCAACGGCTGTTCAGGCGGCGCAACGGTGACTTCCACGTTGTCACGCATACCAAAGTAGTTCTTGGCTCGGAAAATCCACTCTGCCGGGTTCTCCTGACCATACATACCGTTGTATGCCCACATGGACTGCATTTGCAGAATCAGCTTCAGGATGTACTTCTGTTGCAAGCTGTCGTCACGGCGTTTGCCTGTCATAATCTGTCTCAGGCTAGGCCATTCGATGCCCAGCACCAGTGCAATCCATTCCACAACAGGGGAGATTCTGGCTTCGATGCAAGCGTCAAAGAAGAAGTCAAGGCGTTGCTGCACTTCAATGGGGTTGTTCATGTCCACGCTCGGAAGGTCACCAAAATACTTGGCTGCAATCATGCCGATAACTTTCTTGTCCTCTTCGCCACCGATTCTCGACTGCAAATCACCTGTATTCATCATCTTCGATTTCTCGATAGCCAACTCTTGCTGTTCTTTCACCTTTTTACTCACCTGTGAGCGGATAGATTTCCGCTTGTTAAGCATCTGTTGTTTTTTCTTTTCACGCTCTTTCTCACGCTTCGCAGCGGCTTCTTCTTTCGCCTTTTGCGCCCGCTTCTCACGCTTTTTTTTTTCGGCTTCGGTCAGCGGCGGTCTGCCACGACCACGCTTCGGGGGTGTTGCCATGTATCAGACCTCCTTTGGCGGTTCAGGAAGATACGCCCAATGAGTTACATCTCCAAGTACAATGTACTCGTCGTGCTCTTGCCATAGTCCGTCATAAGATAAAAATGCAATTTCAATGCCGAACTTTTCTCTTTTTACGAGAACTTCTTTGTCTTTTTCGGGTAAAACTTTCTTGGCATCAAACCATATATTGGCGGGCTCAGATTTTTCCAATACGTTGGCTAAATCTAAAAACACATCTCCAATGCTACTTCTGATTTGTCCTTGTATGTATACGATTAAGTTTTTGCTATCCAAAAACGGCTTCGCTTCATTCTTTTTGTCAACGCCAACAGTTTTCCACGCCGCAATGATTGGGTCAACATCAACCAGTTTCACACTCTCACCTCTTCATCTTCGTTTCGATGTTGTCCAGCTTCCATGCAATCCACCAGACGGAACAGCAGTTGTCCAACTGCCGCCACCAAGCGCACTTTTCTTTTTCGCATACGCACCGACCAAGCGGGTTGCTTGTCAACTTCATCGGGCAGTAAAGTTCGTTGTCCATACTTACCTCCCAAGAAATACAAACGCCCACTTCATCCATTCGGGAATATCTGCGGAAAACAAGCCCTTATACATAAAGATGGAAAGTACGATAGACGAAACTGCCACGATTGCAATAAAAGCAATCACAACGCCTCGCAGAATCGCAAACATTCTGCGACTTCTTTCCATACTCTTTTCAATGTCATATCTGTTCATATTACTTTACCTCCACTTCATAACAACCGCCGTGCAAACGGCCAGACACACGTTGACGAACAGCCAGACGAGCATTGCCTGTTGCTCTTCAAACAGGTTGTCTGCCATGTTTTTGATTGTCCGTTCGGACTGAACCACTACCGCCAGCAGGACTAGGCAGACCAGCCAGCGAGTTACAAATTCAAACATTGTTATCCTCCATCAAATCGTACCGATGCTCTGAAAGCCTTGTATCGTCCTGCAACCGTGCTATAGCAAGCTGTTCCTTATCCATCAGTTCCACCTTTTTCTCAGCCCTCCGCATCTTCAAGAAATGTGATTGCGTTTTCTACCCTCAAAGATGCAGATTCGAGCATTTCAACTGCGTTCTTTGAGATTTCGTATGCAGCCATATTACGCATAGACTTCTGAATTTTTATAAAATCAGCAGATTCTTCACCGTATAGTGCATCAATCTGCATCTTCAACTGGCTAAGCGAGTCTGCGATTTCGTGGATATGCTTTCTTCTGCGCTTATTCATCCGACTGCTCCTTATTGGCGGAAAGCTCGAATGTGACTTTTAGCTTCTTGTTTCCAATAACACTCCACACCTTTTCGAGCTTTGTCTTGCGGTCACGTTCCATTTCCGTGATGAAATGCCCCATGACCGCTTCGATAGCTTCGCTTGTCACATCTGACTTGTTACGCCATGCTTGTAAGCCATCCTTGCGAGATGGGGCATAAGTCCCAGCGTAGATATTTCCAAACAGTCCACATCCAACATGATATTCAGCCATTTTTATTCTCCTTTGCTTCAAGGCGAGAAAGCCAGCGGTCGAGTTTTATTTCAGTGGTCTTATTGATTTCCTCCGAAACCCTTGCCTTGATGCATGGTTTTGAATCAGACAAATAGACCGTAAACGCAACTTTAATGTCTGCTAGTTCCTTTAGCAGATTTTCTTCACGCTCTTCTACACTCTTCGGTGTCGGGTTCGTGCCATCCAGCGCCCGGCGCAGCTTTAACGTAGCCTGTGCCAGTTCGGATGCTTCTTCTGCCAATTACGCCAAGATTTCGGTCTTGGGAAGAATGTCTAAAATTTTCTTACTCACTTCTGTTCTCCTTTCAGTCGATGTACCGCCATGCAACAATTTTGGCATCGTTTGAAACCCACTCGCCACTACTTTGAAACCAGCGTTTATCGTTATATCTGCGGTACGCAATGTCGAGGTCTCCATTTTCAAACTTTATTTCGACAGCCACGCCACATTGCGGTTGAGTAGTCATGTTGTTCCATTCGTTCTTGTTTCCGTTGTCTAGTTTTTCTTCATTTGGCTCTAACCAGTCATTCAGTTCTTTCATGCAGGACGGACAAAGCTGAATCGGTTCTTCGCCCAGTCCAAAACGGTTGCGTTCCACCGTGCAATCTAAGAACAGAATCGAATTTGCAGTACCGTAGCAATCGTTTATGTCAGGCACTTTCCGATTAAAAACCTCACCGCACCTGTCGCACTTAAAGACAACACTCACTCTTTTATTTCCTCCATTCTTGAACCACAGCTAGGGCAATAATCAAAATCCGATACACGTTCATACGGCGAGAGTTTGTATTCTGCTTTGCACTTGTCACACTCGATTGAGTTGCTTTCATGGTCGTAAATCCATTTTGCTTGTCGTTCCTGCTCTCCTTTCAGCCAGTCGTTGAGTGCAGCCATGCAAGAGGGGCAGAGGGCAACGGTTTCATCTCTTATCGAGTAAATTCCTTTATCATCGCCAGCAAGGCATTTTACAATAGAATTGCTTTCAAATTGGTCAAGTTCGTCATCAAACGGTGTCATGTATTTCACATCGTTGGAAAGCGGAAACACTTCACCGCACCTATCGCATACCATTGTCATTTTTATTCTCCAATCTCTTTAGCAGTCCATCAACGTCATATCGCCAATGGACACGCATCCTTTTTGCTTTGACCTCTATCCCCTCTTGCTCTGCCCACTGCCAAGGGATGCTCTTGCGGCTCTCGTTGTAGCGGAACGCCAGAACCTTGTTGGCAGGGATTGCAAAGGTGCGGTTGACCGCCCTGTAATTGACTATCACATGGGCGGTCTGACCGCTGTAACCCATTGCTTCCACCATGTCAGTGATGTGCTTTTCCTTGCGGTATTTGCACTTTGTCTTGTCGTACTTGCCGAACACCTTTTCTAGAGGGATAGAGGGCGTTTCAATGGTTTTCAGCTCAAACAGGTGGTTCATCGGGTAACGGTACACAAGGAAGTCGCAGATGTTGTCGATGGAAAATGACAGGTTCTCGTTGCCGCCGTAGTAGGTGGCAGCACTGTCTTTCAGCCGATAGCACCACGCATCGGATGGAACGGATGCTTTGAAGTCTGCTTCAAACTGCTTGCCGGTGTTCATGCGTTATCCTCGATTTTTTTGGCTTCTCTGATATGCAGCCGAGCAAGTTCGCTATTTGCATATCGCAGTTGCCAGCTACCAAACCATCCTTTGTGAACAAGTTTTCCGGCGCAGTAAACAAACTCCTGCTTCATCAATTCATCAAGTGAAATGATGTAACCGCCCGGCTTATACTTTCTTTTGCTCATCCTCGTTCACCTCTAAACCCACAAAACATGAGTTGCCTCGTCAGCGGGCTTTTCCATTTCTTTCATGATTCGCTTGTGTTCCTTGACCGTCATGTTATTCGGTACAAAGCACTCGTCTATATGTTTGAACGGACGCATACAATGTTTTATAGTATCTTGTGCTTCTTTTCGTGCCTTTTCGGCGCACATTTCGATGTAATCATCTTCAGTCATGTTGTAGTCAGTAATGCAATCAACTACCGAAGAAAACCTGCACAACAGACCATTAGGCTGTCTTGCAATAAAAGCCCCCATTTATCGTTCACCTCTAAATTCACTTCCGAGAAACCGCTTCTTGCCGCGTTCCCGGTGCTTGTCCTCGTAGTTGCGGTGGTATACGCTCTGGCTGTGGTTCATCTCATATACGAACGCCTTGCGCTCCTCGAAGTCTTCCTTCTCTGCCTTGTACTTCTCGCAAGTGTCGTGGCAAGCTGTGCAGCGTGATGTGCAGTTGAGACAACAGGTAATCATCTTCTCAAACGCCCGTCCAGCCAGATAGCGCAGCTCTTATATAAGGTAGGCGGTCAGTCTCTAATGAGCCAATGGTTTCCGTTTGAATCAATCCCGGTCTTGTAATTTCGCTTTTGACGATTATTCAAATAGCCGTTATTTTTTCCCAAAAATTTCGAAGCGGCTCTCAATGTTCCAAAGTAATGAATCTCGCCAGTTGGAGATATGAGCGCGACATCTTTACAGCACTTTTCAAAAAGGCCTTCTTGGAAGCCCTTCTTTACGTTTTCTCCAATAGTCACCCATTCCAAATTTTCGGGAATGTTGTTTGACGGATTGCCATCAATATGGTTTACTGTCAAATTTGGTTCGTATCCATCAACCCAAGCCATAGCGACAAGCCTTGAAACCAACATAGTTTTATGAGAGCCGCTTTTCCAAAGTTCAACTCGTTCATCTGCGTTCCCTTTTGAGTCTCTGTATCTTCTTTCTGTTTTCGGCTTAATAATTCTTGTTTTCCAAACTCTGACTTTATACTTTGCAGAAGATGTTGTTTTACCCGGTGCGCTTCTGATTCTTCCAAGATTCGATGATTGATAAAGCCCCTCATATCCCGGAATGTCTTTCCAAAGTTCTTCCATCGATTCCTTTCTCGCCTTTTGTTCCGGTAGCGTAACCGTTAGTCAAAAGGGAGCGAACCATCCGGCTCTTCAATAAGGGAGAAGTCATCGTTCCCGCCCTGCGAGTAGCCAGAACCAGACCCACCAGCCAGCATTTTCTTCGGTCTGACCTCATAATCGCCGGAACGGATCTTGTCCACGCTGGTGAAGCGGTCAGCGACAAGCTTTGTCTTGATGTTCCCATCGTTGCCCATGTATTCTTCCTCACGGAGAACCACGCCAACCAGCTTGCCACGCAGGGTCTTTTCGTCATTGTTGAACTTGTAACCGGGATTGGACTGCTCCACAGCGGTAATGAAGCCCTTAAAGAACGGCAACGCCTTTTCCTTGTAGCTCTTGATGGTCTTGCCGCCCCATGCCCACTCGCCCGGATTCAGCTTGCCACGCTCGATAAGGGAAGCGGTCTGCTCACGCCAGTATCCCTTGAACTCGCCCTCTGCGACTTCCCACTCGATGTTCAGGCGCTCCTTTGCAGGCTCGTCCGTTGCCTTGCAGATACCGGCAACATAGCCGCCAACAGGCAGGTCACGGCGTTCGGTGGCTTCCTGCACGTCATTCCAGTTGATGTTCTTCATCTGTTACTCTCCTTTGTTATCCGGCTGAACCGGGATGTTGTAATACTCACGGATGGTCTTATCTACGGCGGCAAGGTCGTTCTCGATCAGCGCATCGTTGAACATCCCCAGAGGGGTTTTCACGGTGTCCATGCCATCGTTGCGAGTGCTGAACAGGTATCGCCCATCCTGCACAACGGTTTTCAGAACGATGGTGAAGTACCCTTCCACGCAGACCTTCTCGTCCAGCAGCTTTCCGATGGTCTTGAACTTTTCACCACCGTCTCCGTCACGCTCGCTGTGTCCGAAGAAGTAGACAACCACATCGTCCGGCAACTCCTTTGCCCGCATCAGCAGAGCATTGAAGTTTGCTGCCATGTCGGTGAACTTCTGATATCCGGCAACCTTTGCGTTCCGCATGAACTCGCCGGTCATAAGGTAGGTGGCATCGTCAATGACGATGGACTTACGCTTGGTGCTGTGGATTGCGGCATCAATCTTGCCGTAGTCATTGGTAATGTATGTTTTCATGCTGCTTCGGAACGGCAGCGGCTTGCCAAGCACGTTGATAACCGCCACCTGTTCCGGGTCAAAGTTCCGAAGCGAAGCGGACTTTCCGCTGCCGGAGTGACCATAGACCATTACTAATACTGCCATTTTTCTTTCCTTTCTTCGGCTTCATTAGGCTTCATCATTCTTGCTTCGGCTTAACTTGGCTGTACAAAATCACCCAGCCATCAGTTCTGCCAACTGTGCGCGGAGGTCTTTCAGCTCTGCTTCCCTGTCCTCAATCTCGGACTGCAAGTCCTCAATCGCTGCCAGCCGGTCAGCTTCTTTTGCTTCCGCTATCTGCTCGTTGGTCATAAAGTACACGCCGTCCTCCGGCTCGGTCACGCCACCGAATCTATCTAGGTTCACACTAGTCATTCTTTCTGGGCCGTCCTCTCTGTTTTCTGTGCTCTTGGATTTGAAGAGCTGAGTACCACTGGCTTGTGTCGATTTCAATGGTAGACCACCGGTAATCGCATTCTTTATTCAAGCAATGCTTTCTGCGAATAATGCAATCGTCCTCGTTCCTGGTGTCTACAGTCGTAACACTTTCCTGTCCGCACATCGGGCATTTCATTGTGCATCCCTCCACTCGCTGATATGAGCGGGAATGCGGTTCAGCTTCCTCATCCGTTCGGTATCTTCATGCTCTTTTTCCGCGCTCACTCCAAGCGCGCACAAAACCAGAGCGATGCCTAGTAACATCAGCGAAACAAATGCCCATCCAAGCATCTGTACTGTACTCTCGCATCCATTTATTGTATCGCCACAGCTAACGGCTACGATTGCAGCGACGATACCAAGTATGGTAAGCACGTTTCCTTTTACGGTTTTCATTTTGTCCCTTCTTTCAGAATGATATCGAATAAAAATGGTTTGCTTGCATCGATCACGACTATTGCATTTATCGCTTCGGCTATTTTTGCAAGCGTATCAGCCTTAATACCCGTCTTGTACGGCGCTTTATTCGGACTTGTTATGTTGTATATCGTTGGAGCTGACACTCCGCTTCTGCGAATAAGCTCCGACGCCTTCATATCGCGTTCTTCAAGAGCGGCTTCCAGCGTCATGCCTTTTCCTCTGTGTCCTTTGGTTCTCTGCGTCTAAAAATCCAACCGGTTGTCATCAAAGCTCCAACACCTATGATGTACCATGTCGCCTTAGCTCCGACTAAAAGCTCGATGTGATGCACCAGCCAGAAGTTCAGCAGAAACACTGCGAGAATAAACGCTAAGACAATGCCCCAGATCAGGACGATTTCCACAAGTGCTTTCATTTTTCTCCTTTCGCTTGTTGATGTGTTCCAGCCGTTCTTTCTCCCGGCTGTGCCATCGGATTTCTCGCTTGCCGTAGTACTTACCGTTCATAGGTCAATTCTCCTGACGCAAGCATCCGTGATACTTCGCCGTAGTGTTTGCCGAACTTGTCAGCAAGCGCTTGAACTTCTCCGATAGACGGAAACGTCTTTTCAGACTTCTTCTTTTCTTGCTGTTTGGCCCTGTACGCCGACTTAGCATTCAGATTCGCCTTTGCGTTGTAGGCTTTCTTTGCGCATCCACCGTGGTACTTCTGGGATGCTACTCTTTTCAGCATCGGTTTTCCGCAGTATGCGCAGAACGCATTTTTCGGCTTGAATATAACGCCAGACTTTTCATGTTCTCTGCGGCGTTCCTGGTCGTCCTTGCGCTTGCACTCGGAGCAGTACCGTCTTGTCGGTCTGACAATACCAAGATACAGACCGCAGCGCTCACAGTACTTTTCTTCCACGCTGCATCTCCTCTTTCAGTCTAGCTTCCCGATTGTGGCGTTCAAAGCACTGGTTCAGCATTTTTTCCATCCACAGCACCTTGTTGGCTTCGTTCCGGGACACGCCCTCCGCCATTGCAAGCTTCAGCCTGCGCTTCCGGCTTGGTGCTTTGTAAAAGTACGTCACCAACCCTCACCAGCCTTTTTTATGATGAACGCAGGCACGTCTTTGCCGGTAGCCCGGCACAGACAGTCGCACTTGGCAATCCAAGTATCAAAAAAAGCAGAAGGGATGCAGCACGCTCCATTTCGTATAAAGCCTTCATCATCCGGTTTACTAAGCCAAACAGAAACTGCCTTGTAGCAGTACGCTTCCGTGAATCCGCTCCATTCAATGTTGTACCCGTCCAAGCACAACTGTTCCATAATCTTCATCGCCAGACGCTTCGCTTCGGCGAGTTCCTCTGCTGTCCACTTGAGCTTTTCAGATTCGTAGACCTTGACCGCCTCGTCAATGGCAAACTTCGCATCGTCCGGGTGCTCAAGGTCTACCTTCAATGTCAGAATCTGTTCCATGTTTAGCCCTCCTTCTGCTCAATCTCCAGAATCTTGCAGATGCTCTGAATAATCTTCTCCGGCTTTCGCTCACCACGAAGAATCTTATAGAGGTACGAATCATCAAGGAACAATCCAGTATCGCTTTGAACCGCCTGAATCAGCTCCGTTTGCTTCATACCTCGCTGCAACAGCTTCATCTTCACTTCCAGCTCAAAGCCAGAACGGAAGTTTTCTTTCAAAATCCCACCTCCATTTGCTAAAATCTATTGACATGTACGGAAAACTGTACTAATATAATGGTGTAGAGAGTTTATATTGTACAGTGTTCTGTACCGCCCATGTCTGTATTATAGTACAGGCTTCTGTACAAGTCAACTCTTTTGTACAAAATTCTGTGCATTTGTATACTTGCACAAATATGGGAGTGTTCTTATGTCGGACTTGTACAGCAACATCCATGCGCTCTGCGAAAAAGAGGGCGTCAAAGACGGAACTCTTTGTGCCAACATCGGGATTCGCCGTAGTTTTCTTTCCGAATTGAAAGCCGGGAGAACTAAGAGCCTGTCCGCAGAGGTTCTCTCTAAAATTGCAGCCTACTTCAATGTATCGGTAGACTACCTTCTCACTGGCGAACAAAAAGAAAATCCGCCCCAGCAGCCGCAAAGTGAAGTCGATGCAGCAGTAGAGCGGATTAGAAGAAAACTTGAATCTATGCCGAAAGAACAGCGTGAAGCTCTGATGAACCTGATCGAGAAGATGTGAGGCAATCCCGTGTATTACTTGTTGTGCGGCTGTGCCTTTTGCTTCTGGTTCATGCAGGTCTTGTTAAAAGGCAATGACCGTGTACTATATGGCAACAGCAGAAAATATCGTTACCGTAGAAACCGAAAAAAGAACTGGTTCTGACCCGGTAAAATAAAAACCCCTTGTGCCGGGCTAATATAGCTCTGCACAAGGGGTTTTCTGTTATTCTAGGCCTAAGGCTTTCTCCGCTGCCGGAATCTTATCTGGGTGTTCCAACAGCCATGCGATAAATCTGTCAATCTTAGCTCTTTCTTGTTCGCTCATTGCAGCATATCCTCCCGATCAGTAAATACGATTGTTCATTTGATACGATTATACATCTTTCAGTTGTATAGTCAATATAATTTGAACAACTTCGCAAAAATCGAATGTTTTCTTCACATCCGTTACTTTTCATCGGGGAAGCCACGAGCGTTCAAGTCAAAAGGGACAACGCCTATCCACCTTTCCTCCAATCACAGCTCTACAAGCTGTCCGTCAATGCGTTCGATGTTATCTGCCGGGTCGCGCCCATCGTCTAAGGCGGCTACGGCGCGTTCCAGGATGCCTTTTGCTTCGAGGTAAGCATCTTTATCAGCTTCGTACCCAGAAAGGCTCAGGACAAGTTCCAGCGTCCGTCTGCGGGCGTATGGGACAATCAGAGCATCTACAGTTCGGTTCATTAGCTTTCCTCCCATGGTTCAGGTGTGTGTGGCTGCCCATCGGTAACGCTGGCGGGCATTCCATCGATGATCGGCATACGTTCATGGTTCCAGATTACAGTTTCTCTCATTTTTGTTCACTTCTTCTTTGGAATTTTTTGACAATACAGTTATACCACATCTCGCTGTTTCAATGGAACAGCGACTTTTTTCAATTATTGTTTCACATTTTGAACAATATATCAGTTAAATTTCTTTGCTTTTGTATCATTTTGTCGAAAGAGGGGTATTTATGGATGATTATAGGATACGAGTGGCAAAAGCGTTAGAGATGGCAAGAGCAGAATCCGGACTTAGCCAACAGAAGCTTGCGGACAAAATGGGTGTAGGCCGGACATCCATTTTTCGTTATGAGCAAGGAACAATGACCCCAGATGCTTCTACTATCATAAAATGGTTTGTGTGCTGCGGTGTTGCGGCCAAGCCGTACATAGACACTTGTTTGCATCCCGGATTATTGGAAAGTCTGGCTGGCGATGCCAGCACCGAGAGAAAGAGGAATGCACTGATAGAGCATATCAAAGAAGCCCATCCGCAAGAAATTGACCTACTGTGCTATCTGATCTATGGAAATCACGGCTCAGATTACCTTGCTGTTCTGTGCGAAATGGTAGCCAATCTTCACACGACTTTGCGTGATCGTGTGTCCGTCTGCCGCACCGTCACAGGCCATTATGAAATGGCGCAGGCCACCAAAACCGACCCAGACCCAGACGGAACACAACCCAATATGCAGATTTTATATCAGGCACAGGACTGTGGGGAAGCTTCGGCCATGAAACGAAATGATTCTTATACCATCAACGAAGAAAACATTTTGCGCTGATTGTCGAATTATCGCAGCTTTTGAAGAACATTTTGCCCACGTTCATCCACTTTTTGTACACCTATCAGGCAAATCTACCTTGTCACTCCGTCCCCCATAACACCAGCTCAAAAGTTTTTCATCCACTTTTTGTACACGTTAGATAAGGCTAATCATTGCTGGAAAGACTTTATTCAGCAAATAGAGGGTTGAGTTATCCACAAGCTGGAATGGAAAATAAAGAAATTGTTGAAAATTATCGTCATCGCCTATTTAACGATGATATTTAACCTCTTGTTTATTTCTTGTTTAATATATAATAGGTAGATGGGGGACGAAATGACAAAGCATGGGGGACGTTTTGACAAGTCATGGGGGACGTTTTGACGGCCCTATGGGGGACAAAAAGACAAGTCACGGGGGACAAAAACAGTTGACGCGTCCCCCGAGATGTGGTATAATCATGTCAGCAAAAAAGGAGGCGTGAATTATGAAAAAATATTTTCTGATTGGTGAGGACATCGACCGCACCGAAATCACCGCAGAGGAAGCTACTCAACGTCAATTCGATGGTGACTATCGGGTTGTTGTTGAAGATGACGAACTCGCCGTCAAGGTTGACCCTGTTGCGATCAGTGCGACAGCGGAGCCGGATTGGGAACCGTTCGTGTTCCCGGAAAAACCCGGCTATCGCCTGAACGGGCACATCATCACCCGGTACGACAGCGAGGGACTGTCTGACCGTATGGATTCCGTCCCTGCTGATGCCATCAAGACGGAGGAACAAAACCGGTGGAGTTGGAAAGTTGGGCTTTGCCACTACTCCATCATTGCCAGCCCTGTGTATGACATTATTGCTACCGCAGCCTGCGGTGGTTGCGAAGGGTGCAAGCGCATGACCTGCTCCCGCCGTCAGAACGGCGTAAAGTGCCGTAATTATAGGGCATAAGGAGGAGCGGATGCCAAAAATATCAGACAATAACCTTGTCGAGAAAAGCAAATCCCTTGTGTGGGCAAAGTTCAGGGACTACACGGCAGGCGAACTTCGGTTGCTAGAGGTTTACTTATCAAGAATAAATCCGAGAGACCCAAACAGCAGCCGTGTGGAGTTCTCGTTGGCAGAGTACAGAAACCTGCTCGGGCTGAAAAGCCTTGATGCACGAAGGATTGAGCCGCAGATCAAGCACTTTCTGGGCAATACGGTGTCGATTCCCATTGACAAAGAGAAGGGCACGTTTGAAAGTTTCGTCCTTTTCACAAGGGCAAAACTGGACTATGTGCCGGAAACAAGGTCTTATGTTGTGGCAATCACTTGCAACCCTGACCTTCGCCCCATCTTTTTTGATATTGCCGAAAGCGGGTACGTTCGGTATCGTCTACGTTATACATCACGAATGAAGTCTCAGTACAGCATTCTGCTTTATTCGATTCTTCGAGACTGGATGAACATGGACAGTAAGCCGCATGAAATCAGTCTGAAAAAACTGAGAGAACAGCTCGGTGCGATGGAAGCAAGCTACGATGTTTACAAGAACCTCCGCAAACGAGTGCTTGACGTTGCAGTAGATGAAATCAATGCAGTGTCTGACATTGTGGTGACCTACGAACCGGTTCTTGTGGCACGAAAGGCTGTGGCGGTCAAGTTTAAGCCCAAAATTAAAGCGTCTGAGACACTAATTGATGCTCAGGCGAGCGAAGTATCGACTGAGCATCAAAAAGCCGCCAGAAAGCCCCGCAGAAGCGGATACGAGCATTTTGACTGGTCTATGTGTGACGAACTGGAAAAGCAAGACTGCATTGACGTGGCAAAAGTGGTTGAGAAGTGGATGAAAAAAGAGCATCCTGAAATCAAGCTGCCGAGACGCAGAGAAGCGGTTTACGATACGGTGAGGGCAGCGTATAAGGACATCCTATCTTTGAACAGAACGCCGTTCCCCGACAGACCTGTTGGCTATCTGATTAGAAGCGTAGACAAAGCGGGTATCGTAGACAAGTATATGCCAGCGTTTTATTCCATTGAAGCCTTGCAAGAGTAGCCAGACGCAGTGTATTAAATAGAAAGGAGCGGCATGAAGAAGCAGGAAATTGTGTGGTATTCCGTTAAAGATGATGGGATGCCAACACCAGAAATCATTGAAAGAACGAAAGGCCGGTTCTTGTGTTCTGTAAAAACGACCTATCTGAAAGATGAATCTATAACGGCAACAAATACAGTTGCAGCGTTTATTGAAAAAGGCGAGTTTATAAACACATCGTTTCAGAGGTTGAACATTTCTTCGGACGCTTGCTTTATTGCAAGAGTGGTAGGGTGGGCAGAAATGCCGATATACGAATAAAGAAAGAGTGATAAAATGGCAAAAATCATAGCGGTCGCCAATCAGAAGGGCGGCACAGGAAAGACCACCACAAGCACCTGTCTGGCCGGTGCGTTGCAGTTGCTTGGCAAGAAAGTCTTGCTAGTGGACTGCGATGCCCAGTGCAACGCAACGGACACCTACGGCGCACAGACAGAGGACGTGTGTACCCTGTTCGATGTAATGACCCGGCAAGGAACAGCAGAGGAAGGAATCCAGCACTGCGAAGCCGGTGACATTCTGCCGTCAGACAACGCATTGAAGGACATTGACGAGCAGCTTGTCCGGGACATGGGCAAGAACTTCCGGCTGCGAGAAGCCCTTGAAAGCGTGTCCGGGCAGTACGATTACATTGTGCTGGACACTCCCCCTCAGCTTGGTCTTGCGCTTGTAAACGCTCTGATCGCCGCTAACAGCATTATCGTTCCAATTACAGCAGACCGCTATGCGCTTGCCGGACTGAGCCAGCTTTCGCAGACCATCGGTGATGTTCGCAGATACTTCAACCCGACCTTGAAGATTGAAGGTCTGCTTCTGAACCAGTACAAGAGTCGTGAGAACCTGTCCAAAGAGGTTGTAGAGCAGCTCCCGGTGATTGCACAGAGCATGGGAACAAAGCTGCTGGACGTGAAGATTAGACCGTCTATGGGCGTTCGTAAGGCGCAGGCAGAGCGGCACAGCCTGTTTAGCGGTGATACGGCAAAGAGTACCAGCGCAGAGGACTTCAAAGAGCTGGCAAAGAAGATTGTGGAGGGGGACGCAAAATGAGATTGATTGACGTTAACGAACTGAAAGCAAAGTTTCACGAATATTGCAATGAACTGTTTGAAATTGAAGATATTGAAAAAGTAATAGATTTAACCAAGCCGGTTGAGACAACCCAGCAGTGGGTAAGTGTAAAAGACAGGCTTCCAGAAAGGTACAAGACTTCATATCCTCGTGGAAACAATCCTGATTTTAGCAATGTAAGCGAACCCGTCTGGATTTTCACTCAGAATGGATATATGACGGAAGGTACGCTTGAGGGCGATTCTTGGTTTGATGAAATGGGACAGTGTCTTTCTGATTATTTCGAGGATATGAGCGGTCATCACGTCACGCACTGGATGCCTTTGCCTGAACCTCCAAAGGAGGAAGAAAAATGAAAAAGTCCAGCAAAAAAACATCCGGCTTGTTGGGCGGGTTTGACTTCCAGCCTGTTTTTTCGGAACAGACATTAAGCCGAAGTGAGCCAAAGGAAGAAGAAGTAAGCCAAACAAAGCCGAATAATGCCGAACAAGCACAGATTAAGCCCAGTGAAGCCAGAGACAGCCATGCACAGCCGAGTGAAGCAAAATTAAGCAGTATTAAGCCGAAGCAAGCCAAAGACGGCCAAAATCAGCCGAGTGATGCCGTGTTAGGCGAAAGTAAGCCGAAGAAGCTGAAACAGGCAAAAGAAGTGCAGCGTTTGATTGAACAGGGCAATATTCCCGGCGCACTAGCCGAAGCTGGCTTGACAAAGAAAAAAATCCCGATGCCGGAATCGCATCAGGGCGTTGCAAGCGGTGACGGCAAGCGTTCTAAACGAATTACCATCCTTATGAGCGAGGAGGAACGTAAGTACATCAACCGTGAAGCAAGACGGCACGGAATGACGATTGGACAGTTCGTGTACGCTTTGGCTGCTGCTGCGGCAGATGGAAGGATTGAATTGGAGGATTTCTTAGATGAATGACGTGTGGACTGATATTGGGCAGAAATTTGAAGCAATGGCAAATATGGGATGCAAGCCTTATGGCTTCAAGCGAGTTCCCTCAAAAGAAAATGAAGCGCAGGGATGAAATCTACGCAGAGATTTATAAGACGATTCAAGAAGAAGTCGGTTTTGGGATTTCAGAAAAGAAAGCGGAAAAAATTTGGGAGTACGCTTACGATAAAGGGCATTCAGCAGGATGGTATGAAATAATCATCAATTTGGAAGAAATTGAAGAACTTGTAAAGTTCGTATTGGATAAAAAGAACTGAGTTGGGGGATTTATTAGATGAATGATAGTGAACGATGCCTCATTCGTTTTGTTTGCGATGGCGATATGCGAAACGCGCAAAAAACCGTTAAAATCATTTTGAATTCTATATCATCCAAAAAAGATGAGCAGTTCAAAGAAAATATGTTTCGCAAGTTGGAAAGCAAAAGAGAATTTATTGAATTGCCATATAACTTACAGCATCTTTTGATTGCAGAGGACACAGAAGAATTTCCAGAAGCAAGATTCCTTCTTAGGAACGAAGAAAAAAGTATAACGCAGAAAACTGTTGCCATTTATCGAGCATCTGAAAAATTGAATGAAATGGGCATTCCTTATTTGCCGGCATTGATGCTCTATGGGGAAAGCGGATGTGGGAAAACTATGCTGGCTAGGTATATCGCACATAAAGCAAAACTTCCGTTTTTGAGGATTCAATTTTCAAGTCTAGTTGATTCGCACTTAGGACAAACACAATCTAACCTTGCAAGAATTTTTGATTATGTGAGAACCGTTCCTTGCGTTCTTTGTTTTGATGAAATAGATGCGGTCGGAATGGCTCGTGGGCAAAAAGATGACGTTGGGGAAATGAACCGTGTTGTTATTGCGATTATGCAAGAAATGGATAGATTGCCGAACAATGTCATCATTATCGGAACAACAAACCGATTTGATAGGATTGACCCTGCGCTTACAAGAAGATTTCCGTTGCAATACGAATTAAAGCCGTTGTGCCGTGCGGATGCAGAAATACTTTCCAAAAGGTTCTTTGAATATGCAGGAGCACAATATGAAAACATAGCTTATGAAGATCACGTCCCAGCATCTACTGTTATTAAAGAATGTACAGAACGAATTGTAAATCAAGTTCTGAATCAAGAGGATTTCTTAGAGTATTGACGATAAAAGTTAAGATTTAAGGAGATTGTCGGATGGTTAAATTGAATAAGTGCCCATTTTGTGGGCATGAAGCGATTTCTATTAGTGTGTACGATATTGACGAAAAGTGGAAGGGTTCGCTCGGATGTGATTTTGAGAAAGACCCGAATTACGGCATGTCATTGTATGCCTTACATCACGAAGAATGGATGAGCTGCATTCTTCGCTGTGATGACCAAGAAGAAGCACTTGGCGGGTTGTTTTTCAATTCTGCTAAAGAGGCTGAAGAGTATTGGAATGAAAAGACTGCAATGCTTGATAAAAGCTGAGTTCTAGGAGGATTGACGCATGATGAAGTCGAAGGAATTTTACGAAGGAAATATTCTCCGTTTACAGAAAATGGTTAAACGTGGCATTTACGTTCTTTTGTTTGATGCTTTTGCCGTAGCAATTCAGATTCCTTTTATCTTCGCTGATAAATGGGTTGCAGCGCACTTGATTTTGTCCATTGCTGTATCTTTTGCAGCGGGATTTAGCTTTAATACGCTTGTGGATAGTAAAAGACAACTTGATATGTACAAGGCAGATATGGAATTGTACTATACCAAAGAAAAATAATTTATGCGAGAGAAGAAAAATGCGCATATACAAGCCACACAAGCACAGAAGCAAAGAGGAACAAGCCAAAATAAACGCAGAGGTAGCAAAACGTAAAGCAAAACTGGCTGAAAAGTACAATACTGACACTCAATATTACAAGGGCATTCCTGTTGAGCTGATTGTAAGAGAGGACTACGGTTGCTACAAAGCAAAACGTTTCAAAATCAATAATAGCAATCAGAATGTATGGATTCCGAACTGTTATCTTGAAGATGATGGAACAATTAAAGCGAACGCAAATATTGATTTTGTGTTTCGCAAGTCAGTAAATCAGTTAAACAAAGCTGGAATCACGCAAGCAATTATTGGTATCAAACGTAAAATGCCGGAAGCAAATGCGCCGAATCTCAAAAGAACCATGCAGAAAATCGGAGATAAAGGAGGAATTACATGGGCGTAACCATAAAATGCAAAAAGACTGGGCGTGAAATGGATGTGGGCTATTTCGGCTTTTTCAAGTTGAGAGCGAAAGTTGCAGAACTTGTTGGTTCGGAAGTCGGAGAACACTATAAAAAACTTGATGACATTTTCGATATGCCATCTCCCGAAAAAGAACACGCTCTTGAATCGTACGATGACGAAACGGAACGATTGATTGAAAGCAAAATGCTTCCGATTAAAATTGCAGATTTTCTTTATCAATCGGACTGCGAAGGAAAAATCCGATACGGTGCCTGCAAGGAAATATTGAAAGTTATAGGTGATTATGACGATAGCATTATTTACGGATATGCAGGTAGAGAAAATCCCGCAAAGTTCAAAGACTTCAAAGAAATCCTTCAAGATTGCGTAGACAATAAGTGCTTTATGATTTGGAGATAACAATAACCCCCTGTGTAGCCGCAATGACCGAATAGGGGAGAAAGGAAGAATATGATGGAAGTAGAACACTCTAGCGAAACAGATTCATTGGCGTATGAAGAATGGGCTAAAGAACGGCGGGATTATACAAATGTCAATTATGTTGAAACGGAATGTATAATTTGGCATTCTATCGAGAAAGAAGGATTCCCACCAGAACAAACTTGCAAAAAATATCTTATTTCCGTTGAGGATGGATATACGGGAAAAAGTTATGTAAATGCCGCATATTTTATTAAAAAGGGATGGTTCGACAGCGTGTATACAGAAGAAGGGGAAACAATACCAGAACACGATACTGTGACACACTGGGCGAATTTGCCAAAACCGGCGCAACTTCCCCAAAAGCCGAGATTCCCATTGGACAATCAAACGCCAGAAAAAAAGAAGCTGAAGCAAAAGAAAAAGCAAAGAAACTGCAAGAAAAAATAATGAAAGCGTTTGGTTATAACGTATAGAAAAACCCCCTGTGTAGCCGTTAAAAACTACACAGGGGTTCTGTTTTACTTATCAGCAATGCAATCCCAGTAGAGATATGCCTTGCCATCTGCGGCATCTGCGTCCTCAAGGAACGCCTTTGCCATGTCAGCGTAGAAGCCCGGAGTGTCAACGGACTGGCGCTTTGCGACCTGACAATAATCCGAGTACATCATGTTCATGACAGCCCAGAAATCGTTCGGGTCACAGGTGATATTGCGCTGTTTGGCAACGTCCTGCGTCTGTTCCAGCGTCCAGTGACAGCCTTTCGTACCGTCGGCGTTCACCATGCTGTCGCACCATTCCTCCGCTTCATCGTGGGTGAGGTGCTTGCGTGGCATCTTGATGGAGCGGCTGTCCGCACCGCCATGCTCATACTGCCCAGACCGCTTGTCCCAGTCTCCGTTCTGCGAGAAGCCGATTTGCGGCATCTTGCGCCCATACTCTACGTCAGGGTAGCGGGGGATAGGGTAGGGGTCGATGTAGCGGTTTTCCTCCTGCGGGTAGTAAAGATGGCGGTCGTTGCCATCTTCCAGCTTGCGCAGACGGCGTTCCAGATCACGCTCCCTGCGGTCACGCTCTTCCTCAAGGCGGTCACGTTCCGGCTCACGGTCTTTGTCGTGTTCGCGGAGCATCATCATGCGGCGAAAATTAGTCTTGCCCATAATCTATACCTCCTCAAGAAATGGACGCAGGCGCACCGGCGTGGGAACGGCAGAAGCAGCCAAGATACTTAAACGTGCCGGTGCCGGTTGCAGATGTTGCCACACGGGTAGCGTAGCGGGTGCGGGTGTGGATGCTCTCAGCAGTTGCCTGAGCGCAGTTGCAGTCGGTCAGAGGGTATGCGGTCGTGCCTGCACCGATGGTAATGACCACAGGTGCGTTGATGGTAGTCGTGTCCGGCAAGCTCTGAGCAACCACGATACAATACTTCTCTCCGTTCTGGTATGCGCCAGCAGGGATATTGATGGTCAGCGTGTCGTTTGCGAACGTGACCGCCTGACTGATGACCAAGTGCGGGCAGAGTTTGCAGCTTGTTTTGCAAGCCATAGTAGTTTCCTCCTAAAAAATCAGGGGCAGAGGTGTCTTACCCCTGCCCCGATGGTTCACCCGGTGTTATCGGGGAGTGTGTAGGTTAGCAGCAGCCGCAGCAGTTCACGCCAACGTTGGGGTTTGCCACCTGATAAGCGGGAATCGGACGAGGATTGACCCGGTTCAGGATGGTATCGGTCTGCTGTGACATCACAGTGGTCAGAAGCGCATTCTGACGATCCTGAGAAGCGGCGAACTTCAGGCTCTGGTTCTCAGCGGTCAGAGTGGCAATCTTATCCTGCGTGAAGTAGTCCATCATGCTGCGGAAGTTGGCATTGCAGTTGTCCACGATGGCACGGGCGTTGTCTGCGATAGCCTGACGGGTAGCGCAGTCCTGCTGTGCAATGGTGTACTTCAGGTCGCCGATGAGCTGCTTGTTCTCGCAGCAGCAAGATGCAAGCTGCGTCTGGATAGCGGTCTGACCCGCCTGCCGTGCGTTGCCCTCCTGCATGATAGCAAGGCTGATGGCGTTGTCGCCGTTGGACACGCTGCGTTCCAGACCGTTCACGAGCTGTGCGTTCTGATAGCCGAGCTGACAGATCGCTTGATTAGTACCAGCAAAGCCGCCCGCAACGGTAGCGTTGAGGTTGTTCATCTGTGCGAGCTGGTCATAGCCCAGAGAGCAAATACCGCTCTGGATGCCAGCCAAAGAACGGGAAGTGTCCTGCTGGTAGAAGCCCTCCGACAAAGCCGCACGAGTATCTGCGCCGCCCTGACCGGTTGCACCAGTGCCCACCAAATAGGGGATGTAGCTGTTCATGCCGTTGTCGCCGCCGTTCCGGCCATAGCCGTTTGTTCCCCAGCCGAAGATGATAGCGAGGATAATAACAGCCCACAGACCTTCGTTGCCGAAGAAACCGCCGCCGTTATTGCCGCCGTCCTGCCCAGCCAGATAGCCAGTTGCAAAATCGTCCATAACAAAACTCCTTTCAGTTTTGCGTTATGCTATCCCACCGCCGTATGCGATGGGCGAAGCCAAACAAAAGCGGTTTTTATCAAGTCCGCAAAACTGAGAAGCGTTTTGCTTAGAGGGATGCTGATTTTAGGATTGTTAAGTCAGCTTGGAGGGTTGTCTTTTTTATCTTTTGGGTCATCCCACTTTTTGCTAGCAGCACCGAAAATCAAGCCAAGCATTAAAGGAATCCATATTTTGTCATCGCCACACAGATTGTTGATGTCAAAATCTTTTTTGGAATGGCTGTTTCCAAAATCATCCATTGTAAAGCCTCCTCACTTCGGAAGCGTCAAATTCAGGACGCTTGCAAGCTGGTTCAAGTCGATACCACGCTCTTTGGCGAGGTTTTGTGCCATCGTTCGGAGCTGTGCTTCGTTTTTACCCTGAATCAGGTTCAAGCCCTGCATAATAGGGGCGTTCTGCCCGCTCAATTGCTGGATAAGACCCATCGGGTTCTGCCCGGCACGAGCCAGATTTGCAAGCTGCATGATGGGGCTATGCGTAATCATGTCAAACGGAGAGGACATTGTTATTCTCCTTTCTTTGCCGTGGCAGTAGGTTTGGAAAAACTCTTCTGCCACTTTTCCAGTTCATCCAGCCTGTGGACAAGGGCATTATACTCCTCAATAGGCACATACTGCTGTGTCGGTGCAGCGGTCTGCTGTGCCTGTTGCGCCTGTATCTGCCGCCACGCTTCCGGGCTGTAAAACTCTAACACGTCAGATTCACAAGTGTTTGGATTCAGACGTTTGCAGTAGATGACACCACTACGTAAATCCGGGCAATACGTCCATCTGCCGTACAGGTCAGACGGTATCGCCAAAAACTCTTCTCTGCTGGAAACAGGTCTACCCAGCAACCAACCACCGTTCTGTACCGACTGCTGAACAGGCTGTTGCCCATTCATTGGCTGCGGACGCTGCGGCTGTGCCTGTTGCATCTGCGTGTTGGCTAGGGGAGTGGCAAGCCCTACCGTGCCCATGCCGCCGTAAGGGTTGACAGGCTGTTGCGGAACATAGGGCGCTCCGGGTGTCTGGTAATAACTCATGGTTCATCCCTCCTATTGCGACCAGTGTACCGCATCTGCAAAAAGAGAAGGACAACGAACGCACAACGAAGGACAAAAAAAGAAAAGCGCCCACACGGAAAAATCCGCATGAGCGCTTAACTGTAAGGATGCACACTTTGGAGTGCAATGCTAAGATATCACATCATCCAATATGTGGCAATGCCTTCGACAAAACTAGTGCGAATAAAACAAAATCCACCAGCCTAAAGCTGATGGATTATAAGTGAGCGAGTAATCGCTCTGCCACCGAAGTGGCAAAATTGCGTCTCCCGCATGGTACGCACTGCAAGTAGGCAGGCGGGAGACTGTATCATCAAAAATGCCTACTTCTGCTATCGCAATTTTGACGTATGCGCACTATTCAAAACCGTTCAAGCATTTTCGGACTTGCTATGGCTGGAATTGAACCAGCGCAATAGACGGGGTGCGCCCTGCTCTACCAACTGAGCTACATAGCCTTAAAGACCCGCCATGATACGCATCGTTGAGAGGCTTAACGGGTTCAGACATCCGCCCTAATGCGCTTCTTCGAGAGGCCGGGCGGATTTATTGAGATTATTATACCACAATTCGTGCAAAAAGAAAAGCGGCAGACCCGAAAGCCTGCCGCTTCAATGCGTTTTCGCGAAAAAACGCACCCGATTGAGATTACAGTATCACACATCAAGCATTTTGTCAATGCTTTTGAGCCGGTAGCCTATCGCCGTCCGGCTGTAATGTGTCTGTGCTGCAACATCCGGCAGCGGGAGCCGCTCAACGTACCGCAGTAAAGCTATCTTACGGTCTACCCTCCCAAGCGGTGCGCTTTTAATGGCGGCGGTCATCTGCTGTCGGTTAAGCCCTTGCAGGCACAGTGGCAGCACTACACGAGCCGCCGCCACAGGTAGCACCGAGCCAGAAGGGCTGCGGCAGCTGTCCGGCGTTGCGCACCATAGCGGTGACGGCACCGAGATGGTATGTTTTCGTGAGGTCGCGAAAACGTCCACAGACCATTTTCGTGACGTGCCGAAATTGCTCTTGTGCGGCGTACATTTTGTTAACGTCAACAAAATGGTGACGTTTTGTCACCATTTTGCCGGTGATGGCAAAATGGTCGTATGTAGTGCTGCTCATGGTGTTACTCCTCACTTCCCGATCGCGGGCTTTTTCTCTGCCAGTGCCTTCTTCATCAGGCCGACGGCTTTTTCAATCACGCTGTCCAGCACTTCATCCGTGATGAAAGGCTTCAGCCAGTCCGGCAGTGCGCCGCGCAGCGCAGAAAAGACCTGTGCCTTTTTCTTTGCGCCCTGACCGCTACCCATGATGCTGTCCTCGGCGATGGTCACGAGCTCCAGCGCCCAGTCCTTGACGTACTGCTTGTAGCCAAGCCGGATGGCACCCACTGCCAGCGCGGCAAAGCCAATGACCATCAGCACCAGTGCGATGGGTGCGGGGATAAAGTTAAAGATTGCTTCCATGTGTTATGCTCCTTTCTCTAGGTCAGAAATACGGTGGTTTGCCACCTTGATTTGTTCTTCCATCACCGGGATGCGCTGGGCAAAATTGTTGTGCATCCGCACCTCCCGGGTCAGTTCTTCCAATTTTGTGTCCATGATAGCCTGCTGTTTTTCCAGCTTGGCATCCATGTCCTTTGCCGCCCTGTTGTTGGCGTAGATGGTACCCAAAAGCCCCAGAACACCGGTAATAAACGCTACGATGATTGCCTCGCTCATGCGCCCTCCCGGAGACGGGTCAGACCCTTCTTGCGGATGATTTTCGGATAGTTGAGGGTGGTCACGTTGAGGTCTACGTTGCCCGTGATGCCAGGCACGCTGCCCTTGCTGGTGTGCTGGTGAGCGTTGTAGTTAAACGTCACGTTGGGTGTTTTGCCGGTGTAGTCAGCAAGCCATACGTCCCAGCGGTTTGCCAGACGGCCCATATCCAGCTCCATGTTGGAGTAGTGGGTGTAGGTGTACAGCTGGGCGTAAAAGCCCATCTTTTCCACCTGTTCCAGCGCATAAGCGGTGAGGTTGGTGAGGTCGAGGGTGCTCATGGGTTTGAGCTTGTTTTCCTCCACGTCCACCGCAAGGGGCATGGTCAGCTCCTTGCCGTAGACCGCCTGCCGCACAAGGGCAAGCTCTGCATCGGCCATCGCTTCGCTGGTGGCGTAGGTGTAGTAGTACACGCCCACGTCCAGCCCTGCCGCTTTGGCGTTGCGGTAATTGTCCTCAAAGGTGGGGTCGATGTACAGACCGTCCGCCCGCTTGGAGAGCTTGTGGTTGGTGCTCACGGTCTTGAGCATCGCTCCCTTATAGCCAGCCGCTGCCACCTGCGCCCAGTCAATCGCACCCTGATAGCGGCTCACGTCGATGTACCGGTATGGCGGGTCGCCCTCCCAGCCGGTGACGGCTTCCTCAACGGGAGTTTCTCTGGGTGTTTCCGGTGCAGGACTTTCGCTTTTCCCGCAGAAGAGCACCTTCAACAGCCCCACCAGAAATTCCAAAAGTTTTTCCATTTTGATTTCTTCTCACCCCTTAATCTACTTTTTGGGCTTCCACAGCCGCGAGCTTTGCACAGTCAATGCTACCCTGCCAGCGGGACACATCCATGATTTCAGCCATAGCGTCCTCCTTACTGCGTGATCTCCTCAAAACCGCTCTTGATAAGAATTGCCTTGACCTTCTCCTTCAGCAGGCGGGGGCAACGCTCATACAGAGACTTTGCCTCCTCCATGGTCTCAGCAGACATGATTTCCTGCGCCCATAACATTGCCATCATACGTACCATCCTTTCTAATTTTTGTGTGATTTTATGCATAAACAATCTCGCTCATTTCAAGCAAGCATTGCTTGAGCATCTCGTTTTCTTTTTGCAACGCCGCCACCGTTTCAGGCAACTTGGCTCGTGCTTCGGCATCTTTCTTCGCCTGCTCCTGCGCCGCCAGCTCTTCGGCGGTGTAGCGGACGTACTTCTGGATGGGCACCTGTTCCACCCATTCCTCCTGTGCCTGAATGCCGGGACGGTCAACGATCTTCTGCACATCCCTGCCACCGTTCGGATACTCGGTCACGGTCTCCCAGTGCCACTGCTCCTCCACGCCCTCTACGGCGGGGTGAGTGATCTCTTCGGTGTCGTCGGTCAGGTAGCCCAGCGTCAGGTCGGGGTTTTCCACGACCGCGCCGGTCTCGTCAAGGATCTTCATTGTGT